TGTTGCCGCGGGCACCCTTCAGCTTCAGCAGCTTCTTCTTGTCCCGTGGCGTGCGCTTGGCGGGCACCACGATCTTCTTGCGGCCCGACAGGTACTGCCCGGTCACCGAGTCGGGATGCCGCATGACTTGGTCGGGCGTGCCTTCCGCGATGATCTGGCCACCGTGCACTCCAGCGCCCGGGCCGATGTCGATGACATAGTCCGCCAGGCGGATGGCATCCTCGTCGTGCTCGACGACGATGACGGTGTTACCCAGGTCGCGCAGGTGAGTCAGGGTGCCCAGCAGCCGCTCGTTGTCGCGCTGGTGCAGACCAATGGAGGGTTCGTCGAGGATATACATGACGCCTACCAGGCCCGCGCCGATCTGGCTGGCCAGGCGGATACGCTGCGCCTCGCCACCGGAGAGGGTGTCGGCGCTGCGATCCAGGGTCAGGTAGTCCAGGCCGACGTTGACCAGGAACTGCAGGCGCTCGCGGATCTCCTTGAGGATCTTGTCGGCGATCTGCTGCCGCTGGCCCCTGAGGGTAAGGTCCTGGAAGTACTGGGTGGCATCGCCCACGGGCAGACGGGTGACCGCCGGCAGGGTCTTGTCGCCGACCCAGACGTGGCGCGCTTCGCGCCGCAGGCGGGTGCCATTGCAGTCCGGGCAGTGCTGGGTGCTCAGGTACTTGGCCAGCTCTTCGCGCACGCTCTGGGATTCGGTCTCGCGATAACGCCGCTCAAGATTCGGCAGGATGCCTTCGAAGGGGTGGGCGCGCTTGACGATATCGCCGCGGTCATTGAGATAGCGGAAGTTGACGCTCTCGCGCCCGGAGCCGCTGAGTACCGCCTTGCGATGCTTGTCATCGAGGCTCTTGAAGGGGGCGTCGAGGCTGAAGCCATAGTGACTCGCCAGCGAGCCGAGCATCTGGAAGTAATAGACGTTGCGTCTGTCCCAGCCGCGGATGGCGCCTTCGCTGAGGCTGAGCTCCTCGTTGACCACCCGGCGGGCGTCGAAGAATTGCTTCACGCCCAGGCCGTCGCAGGTAGGGCAGGCGCCGGCGGGATTGTTGAAGGAAAACAGCTTGGGTTCCAGCTCGCCGATGGAGAAGCCGCAGATCGGGCAGGCGAAGCGCGCGGAGAAGACGATCTCCTCCCCCTTATCGCCTTCCATGGGGGCGATGATGGCGATGTCGTCGGCCAGCTTCAGCGCCGTCTCGAAGGATTCCGCCAGGCGCTGCTGGAGGTCTTCGCGCACCTTGAATCTATCCACCACCACTTCGATGGTGTGCTTCTTCTGCTTGTCGAGCTTGGGCAGCTCGTCCATCTCGTGCAGCCGCCCGTTGACGCGGACGCGGACGAAACCCTGGGCACGCAACTCCTCGAACACCGACAGGTGCTCACCCTTGCGCTCGCGCACGATGGGGGCGAGCAGCATCAACCGCTGGCCTTCCGGCATGGCCAGCACCTGGTCGACCATCTGGCTGACGGTCTGGGCTTCCAGGGGCACATCGTGCTCCGGACAGCGCGGCGTACCGACGCGGGCATAGAGCAGGCGCAGATAGTCGTAGATCTCGGTGATAGTGCCCACGGTGGAACGCGGATTGTGCGAGGTGGACTTCTGCTCGATGGAAATCGCTGGCGACAGGCCTTCGATGGTGTCCACATCGGGCTTTTCCATCATCGACAGGAACTGGCGGGCGTAGGCCGACAGGGACTCCACGTAGCGGCGCTGGCCTTCGGCATAGAGGGTGTCGAACGCCAGCGAAGACTTGCCGGAGCCGGACAGTCCGGTGATGACGATGAGCTTGTCCCGGGGAAGGGTTAGGTCGATGTTCTTCAGATTATGGGTGCGGGCCCCACGGATGAGGATTTTATCCACGTAGACTTCTGCCTCGTTTTGGCGGCGCTTCACTAGAAAAGAGGTCTCGTCCCGGGCTGCGGCTATCTGCCGCGCCTGTGAGAGAGGGGGTAAGGCTGGTAAAATTAACGGCCCGACAGCGGTGATCGGGCGTTCGTGATCCTGGCGGTCGGGAACGTTCGGACGAGCGCTCGGCTATCTTCACCGCTTCCTCCCTAAATGGTCATTGTCACGACTGTTTTAAAGCTGTGTGGCGACGTAAAAGCCTGTCGCCGACGAGAGGATTATCAATGCTCGACAAGCGCAGTGAAGCCATGAACGGCGTCGAACGCCGTGCCGCCTTCGGGCTGGCCCTGGTCTTCGCCTTTCGTATGCTCGGTATGTTCATGGTGCTCCCGGTCTTGGCGACCTATGGTCAGGAGTTGGCGGATGCCACCCCGGCGCTGATCGGCCTCGCCATAGGTGCCTATGGTTTGACCCAGGCGGTCCTGCAAATTCCCCTGGGGACGCTGTCCGATCGCATCGGTAGACGCCCCATCATCATTGGTGGACTGCTGGTGTTCGCCCTTGGTGCCGCCATTGCCGCCAATGCCCACTCGATCTGGGGCGTCATCGCCGGGCGTGTCGTCCAGGGTGGCGGCGCCATTTCGGCGGCCATCATGGCGCTGTTGTCGGATCAGACCCGCGAGCAGCATCGCACCAAGGCCATGGCCACGATCGGCATGAGCATCGGCGTGTCCTTTGCCGTGGCGATGGTGGCCGGCCCCTTGCTGACCCGTGCCTATGGTCTCGCCGGGCTGTTCTGGGCCACCTGCGGACTGGCACTGGTCGGTTTGCTGATCGTGCTGTTCCTGGTGCCGCACCAGGCTTCGCCCTTCGCCCATCGGGAGTCGAACCTGGCGCGCCAGGCGCTGGGCGCGACCCTGCGCAATCGCGACCTGCTGCGGCTGGACTTCGGCATCCTGGCGCTGCACGCCGTGCTGATGGCCAGTTTCGTCGTCCTGCCGCTGGCCCTGGCCGAACATGCCGGGCTGCCCAAGGAAGAGCACTGGTGGGTCTATCTCACCGCGCTGGTGGTCGGCTTCTTCGCCATGGTCCCCTTCATCATCTATGGTGAAAAGAAGCGGCGCATGAAGCGCGTGCTGGTGGGCGCCATCAGTGTGCTGGTGCTGTGCGAGCTGTACTTCTTCTTTTTCAGCAACAGCCTGGTGGCCCTGGTCATCGGCATCGTGGTGTTCTTTACCGCCTTCAACCTGCTGGAGGCCTCGCTGCCGTCGCTGGTGAGCAAGGTGGCCCCGGCCGGTGGCAAGGGCACCGCCATGGGGATCTATTCCACCAGTCAGTTCCTTGGTTCCGCGTTGGGCGGTATCCTCGGGGGCTGGTTGTTCCAGCATGGTGGCCTGTCCACCGTCTTCCTGGGTTGTGCGGCGCTTTGCCTGGGATGGGCGGTGGTAGCTGGTACGATGCGGGAACCGCCCTATGTCACCAGTCTGCGTTTGCCGGTTACGCCCGCGCTAGTCAACGACCAGGGATTGGTCGGACGCCTGTTGGCCCTGGCCGGAGTGACCGATGCGGTAGTGGTGGCGGAAGAGCAGGCCGTCTACATCAAGATCGATACTAAAATCGTCGATCGGGCGCAATTGGAGCGACTGGTTAGTCAAACACCGGTCGCCGCTTGATCGACAGCCTCATCAGGAGATTCATATGGCCCGTGGCGTCAATAAAGTCATCCTCGTCGGCAATGCCGGCGCCGATCCCGAAACCCGTTACATGCCCAACGGCAATGCGGTGACCAACGTCACCCTGGCCACCAGCGAAAGCTGGAAGGACAAGCAGACCGGTCAGCAGCAGGACCGCACCGAATGGCACCGCGTGGTGTTCTTCGGTCGTCTCGCCGAGATCGCCGGCGAGTACATCCGCAAGGGCTCCCAGGTCTATGTCGAGGGCACTCTGCGTACCCGCAAATGGCAGGGCCAGGACGGTCAGGATCGCTACACCACCGAAATCGTTGTCGACATCAACGGCAACATGCAGTTGCTGGGTGGCCGTGGCGGCAATGCCGGTGGCAACGACGAATACAACCAGAGCGCGCCTGCGCCCCAGCAGCAGCGTGCCCCCCGTCCGCAGCAGTCGGCACCGCAGTATGACAACGGTGGCAATGGCGGCAACGGCAACAGCCGTCCCCAGCAGCAGCCGCAGTCCCGTCCGCAGCAGCAGCCGGCTCAGCAGGACTACGACAGCTTCGACGACGACATCCCGTTCTAAACGATGGGCAAAGAAAAAGGGCAGCCAGTGGCTGCCCTTTCTTTTTGGTGGAGGCGGGGGGATTTGAACCCCCGTCTAGGCCGCATCCAGCGCGGCTTTTATCTCGAAAGCTGGCATAAAGCTGTCATTCAGACGGATTGATGATCCTGAAGCTTTCAACCTGAGACAGCAGGCGCGGTTGGCGCCCTGGGTGAAGCTTCCCTTCTAGAGCGACCAACATTTGGTCTTTATAGTGAACATGCCAAGCTTTTTCATAATCATCTGCATTGAGCAATGCTCTAGCGCGGACTATTTGTCCTTCGAGCACCAAGCCTAGAACTACTTCCCCTGACCGACGCCCATCATCTCCCATCGATCCATTAAGCTGTTCTACAGTTCCGAAGTAAGTATCTTGCTTTTCCTTCTCTATAGATCGTAATTCCCTTCGAACTTGCTCTATTCGTTCGAAATACTCGCTGGCTATAAAGATGACATCATGTGGGCCCTCGCCTTTAGGTAGTGCAATGCGGGGTGACCATTTGAAAGAGAGGTCTATATTGTTTCTAAGGTCTTCGTCGTGGAGCTTTGCAATCGCCTCGCAAAGATTGGATGAAACGGTAGGGCTCTTCGAGGATTTGACTCGGGTTACAAGTTCATCAAGTGAGTCTGTTTCTACAGCGTCAATTAGTTCGCGAACACCGTTTTTGATGGTGAGCATGGTTGTTCTTACAAAGGTGGTGTCATCTTCACTTAGGACTAGCGATGGCTGTATATCTAAGGCGTCTACCGGGCAGGAAACGTTTATAATGAAGCTTCCAGGCTGGGTATGGCCAAGTTTTGCCCTTGATAAAAGCTCCATTGCTTCACTCAAGGCAAGCCTGGGGTAGTGAGTTTGAGGGCGTATGGCCGTGCAGGCGGATGAGAGGAGCATCATCTCCGCGCCTTTAATTAGCTCACTTGCAAACTCTAAAGGTAGGCTGTCATCATCAGGTCGCGAGCTGGTTACTCTGTAGCTAACAACATCGTCCCTTGCATAGAGAACACTATTTTCTATCTCTTTCCAGTCTATCTTATGCAACTCTGATAGACGCATTATGGCCCGCCGGCTAGCTTCTTTATAATCTGCGGCGCTTTCTTTTTTCGGAATTACAATTTGTCGCTTCGGAAATTCTGGATTATCAAATACATAAATTGGGTCGTTGATATTGCTAACTGCGCGCCAGCCATGGCTTTTGATGACATCCCTTAAATCTAATGGCCTTAATGACAGTTCATTCATTTTGGAAGCTCATAATTAGGGATGTCGCGGCGTGATATGCGGCTTATCAGATTCATCAGCCCGATACTGTTGAATGCCTGGTTCTTGGGTAGATAGATGGTCTCTCCAGAGCTATTCGTTGACGCTTGCGCACCACGTAGGCTTACCCAATAAGCACATTTTTTCAAAATCAACTGTTCTGGAGAGTGCACAACCCAACTTTCTTCGTCACGCGGCAGGAAGAGCACTGCCAGTATTCTAGGCGTAGCAAATGTTTCACTGCGTAAATCGTCATACTGGCTCAGGCCACTGAGGAAATACGCAAAATGGTCGGCTGTTTCAGTTGGTGCCTTTATAGTCGCCTTCAACTGGACTTTTATGTCGACTTCAGTAAGAGGCCCCCCGCCTGGAAAGTTGCCCCAGGCGCTCAGCTCTGCATCAACACCTGAATTGTCATCATGGCGATTGCCGATTTTGCAGTTCACGCCTGCGTGTGCAGCGATAGCGTGAAGATACGCGTAGCTGAGTTCGGATTCTCTATTTGCCATCGACAATGCTGTAACCACGATCTCCTCCTCAGCAGTCCTTTGCAGACGGGCATCTTCTGCTATCTACCAAGCTTAGGCTAGCTCCCGGCGCTCGAATTTGGCGCTGCTCCATAGAGATTCGGCACGGTTCCCTGCGGTGGCATCCGCATCAGGCATCCATCGTCCGTAGATCCGAGCGATCATCGTCCAGTCCTTATGCCCCATCTGCTGGGCAACCCACATCGGGTGCTCGCCGGCCGACAGCATCATCGAGGCGTAGGTGTGGCGGGTCTGGTACGGGCGCCGGTAGCGGACGCCGCATATCTTCAGTACATGCGCCCACATCGTTTTCCTGATCGGCTGATCGCCGGCCCAGCGCTCCAGCGTTCGGGGGTTTTGGAATACCTCGCCGTCCGCCAGGAACGTGAACGCCTTCTGCGCCTTCAGCGCTTCCATGGCTGGCGCCAGCAGCTTGATCGAGCGGCGGCCCGAGGTCGTCTTCGTCACTTCCGCCTCGCCGCCGGCGGCCTGTGTCATCGCCTTGCTCACCCTGATCTCGCCGCGCAGCCAGTCGACGTCGCCCCAGTCCAGCGCCACCAGCTCGCTAGTGCGCATTCCGGTCCATAGGGCGAACTGGATCAGGTTGCGGGCCTGGCCGGAAGCCGCGGCCAAGATGGCGCGCTGCTCCTCCGGAGTGAACGGGTCGACGTCATCCTCCCTTGCTGGCGCCTCCTTCCGGGCGTAGGTCCACCCGGCCAGCGGGTTCAGCTCCAGAATTTCTTCATCGACGGCATCGTTCAACGCTGAGCGAAGGCAGCTCTGGATGTTGCTCAGCGTCTTGTTGCCCACTTCCAGGGTATCCAGCCAGTCCTTCAGGGCCTTCCGCTTGAAGTCGACCACCATCACCTCGCCGAACTGCGGCACCAGGCGCATGGTGATGATCTTCCGGTAGCCGTCGAAGGTGCTGCTGGCCACGTGCTTCCGCTTTCCTTCTAGCCAGTTGGTCAGATAGCCGGCCATCGTCTTGCGGCTGCTCTCTGGCGCGAACTGGGCGGCCCTTGCCGAACCCGGGAAGGTGACGGCGTAGTCGAACGTGCCACGGGCAATCGAGTCCAGGATCGCCGCGCGGTGCTGTTCCGCTCGCTTTAGGTTAGTGGCTGTGGGCTTGAGCGTGACCCGCTCACGGCACCTAACGCCGCGGTACATGAACGAGATTTCGATGCTCGTGTCCGAGGTAGGCCTGACTCCTCGCCCATCTCTACCCATGACTCATACCCCTGCATATCCATGAGCGTCCGGCCATCCGGTGCTCGAAACCATACCTCGCCGAGCTTCCAGACCCCGTCCCGGATCTTCGAGCGAACGGCGTCCTCGGTGTAGCCCGTTTCCTGGGCGAACTTCCTGATGGTCAGGTATCTCGCCATCAATCACCCCTTTCGTGACATGTCACGTTTTGCTGTTTCTTTCTGGTCATCTGGCGCTCACGAAAGGCCTCGCCTTCCCAAGGGCCAGGCATACCCCTGATACGGTCCTTGGGCACGTACCGACGTGGGCGCTTCGATGCGAAGATCCGCTCACATGCTTCCACGAGCTCCGCGCGCCCCTTGGTGTCGAGCAGTTCCTGCCCGGCCTGGGCGCCGACACTCACCCATCCCAGTTTTTCCTTGCCGCCATTTCCGGTCTTGAAGAGGCGGTAGCGCTGGCCGCTGCGCGAACCCGGTGATGAGGTCTCTGTGTTGAGGAAGTAGCCGACGCCGTCTTGGATGATTTTCAGCACGGTCCTAGTCATGGCGCACTTCCTGACTGCGCTGGATGACTCGGCTGGTGCCGTCTTGGTTGTGTAAGGTCAGCGCCGGGGCGTTTCGGCGTAGTGTGCCGCCCGGCGTCATGCGGTAGGTCGGCACGCCGTCGAGTGGTCCTCCCGGGGTGAATGGGTCAGGCAGCTTGTCGCTGTTCTTGATAATCCAAACGATCATGTACTCATTCACGGCGATGACACTCGGGCCCCACCCGCTATAGCGCCAGTCGCCTCTCCGCGAGGATGCCGTGTCTTCCATCCTCGCGGAGAAGAGCAGGCCAAGCAGCCCGTGCTCGTTGTAGTAGGTCTCGGCCTCAGCTCGATGGCTGACGTTGATGCAGAAGATGTCAGCGACGTGGGCGAAGGTCATATTCCGCTGGACCTGCCTGTCCAATGACACGATGTGCGCGCCTAGGGCATGGATGGCGCCGTTGTCCAGTTGCTGGCTTGCTCGCTTCGCCTTCAGCAGACCATCCAGCGCGGCCTGGGTAAAAGGCAGGCCGCGCTTCGCCTTGCGGATCATCTGCGCCAGCTCGCGTTCGTGCCGATGTCGGCAAGCGCAAATGTGCCGGACAGCGCGGCGGATGATCAGGAGCTGCGCCCGGGTCGACTGGAAGGGCTGCTGGCCAATGTCGCAGAGGAGTTTGAATCTCTCGGTATTCATGCGCATTGGCGGCTCTCCTGCTGCTGCACCTGCTGCACCTGCTGGCGAGCAACCGGCAGGACGATTCCGCAGGCCAGGGACAGTTCCAGCAGCTGTTGCACGGTAGTGGCGGGGTTCTGCATGGCCAGGCCGAGGGCAACCAGCTGGCGGCCCTGGGCGGCGATGGGGGCGGGGACGTTCATGCTCTACGCTCCAGCGCCAAATGGGCGCCCAGGGCGATGCCGGCGCCGATCAGCATTGCCGCCATCGTGGTGGTGTTGGGGGTATGGTCAAACGCGAAGGCGATGGCGCTGCCCAGGGCGACCCACGCGAAGACGCGGATGCGGCTCATGCTCCGCGCTCCATGGCGCTCAGTACCTGGGCGGAGCATGTGGGGCCGAGGTAGTTCGCCAGGGCCATCAGGCCACGACGCTGGCTCTCGATCCGGCCGACCAGGGCAAGCTGATCATCTGCCAGCTCCGTGATGGCTTCGGCGCGGTCCTGCCCGGCCTGGTAGTCGGCAGCCTCGGCGACCATATCGTCGGTCGCCTTCCAGCCGTCCTCGTCGGGCTCCAGCGGCCCGCGGCCGGCGATCTTGTCCAGCAGCACCCATACCGCCTCAAGCGCACTATCGGCTTCGGCCTGCATCCTTGGGCTGGGCTCCAGGCCGTGCTCGTGCACCGCGTTCAGGCCGGCCACCTTCACGTTGATCAGCTTCAGCAGCTCGTACATTTCGTGGGCGTGGGCAGTGAGCGAGTCGACGGGCGCAGGTTGATCGCGAGTGAATCCCAGCACCGGCCAGGAAAAATCCCACCCGAACAAGTGCTCGGACGACCCTGAGTTCTGGTCCGTCCCGGTTGCCTGGTGGTGCTTTGCCAGAGCCAGTTCATCAGCCTTGCAGAGCGGTTCGGTGCCGTCGGTGCCCGGGGAATAGAAGTCGCCAGGCACTCTGATCTTGCGAGCTGCCTCCAGTGCGGTCAGACAGTGCGGCTCTGTGGTGGCCACGCTCGCCATCACGCGGCTGACGGCATCGCTATCGCGAGCGGCCTTGCTGCCGGGTTCGAAAGTGCGAGCGCTTGCCAAGGTCAACAGCTCGCTGGCGCGCTGAGCTACCGGGCGGACGGCCTTCAGCCAGTGAGCAGCCCATAGCACAGGCCGCAGGCTTTCCACGGTCAGCTCGCCGCGGTCGAACTCGACGCTGAATACCTGCCGCAGATCGGCCAGCTGCTCGGCCTGCTCCACAGCATCACCGTCGAATACCTTCGCGACGGTTCCGGTGACGTTCCGGTCGGTACGCCCGTTTAAGCCGTGTTCTATCACCAGGGTGGTGCGCAGATTCATGGGGTACTCCAGGTCAAGCGGCATGGGCGCCGCGAAGGATGCTGATGGCCTGTTCCAGGTCGTTCAGGCGAGAGCGAATAGGGCCCCAGAGGTGGCTGACGGCCGGATCGGAAAGAAGGCGGCGGTATTCGGCTGCCATGCGATCTCCAGCCGGAAGAAGTGCGGTATGCAGCTACATCGTGTCGGCGCTGCTGGCGCGCTGGGTGAGCCACTGGGCATAGCTGGACATCTTTTCCTCCAGGCAAGGCTTCGCCCCGCCGCGGTTGTCGGCTCTCGCAAAATTGGGTGAGGTCTCAGCGCATCGCCCTGGTGCCAAGGCGATCCGGTGACGGCCTCAAGCCGCCCTAGCTGCCTCATCGCGAGCCTTCAACAGGCGCAGTTCGACGACACGGCGCCCAGGGCCTCGGCGCAGGGGGTCTCCATCGAGGTCGGTGGCAGCGTGGTAGCCGCCGAAGGAAGCGAGCAGGACCATCAGCGGGGCGATCAGCCCGCGCTTCACGGCTTCAGCCACCATTGCGGGTTGGCGGCTCACGCCGAGCTTGAACATGACCGAGGCGATTCGCTTTGCGGTGGTGGAAGGGGCCATGCCCAGTACCTGGGCAGCTTCTTTCACGGTGCATCCATTGGCCGCCGCCAGGACGCACTGAAGCTCTCGTGGTGCTAGTCCCCGATCCTTGAAGCCGATCCAACCGCCGAGTTCGATGTTCATGATGGCCTCTAAAGCCGCAGGTGATTTCCGTATGAGCTGAATCTACCTGCGGTTATATTCGTTGTCAACACCGGCGGTTATATTTCTTTCCAAAAGAAAGCCCGCGCATCGGCGGGCTTGGATTCTAAGCTTCCTTGGGGACAGTCCAGAAAATCCTGGCATGTGTACCGTCACGTTGCGCGATGGTCACGTTCTCGTTTTCGTCTATCTCGTCCAGCACCCTGTTCCAGTCGTCCTCGCTTTCCTCGGGCAGGCGATCAAGGGCTGCTGCCTTGTCCCGCTGGGCTAGCGGCGCGTTTATACGCCTGGATACCCTATTGCAGAGCGCCGCGTAGCGTTGTGTGGCAATTTCGGATTCGGCTGCAGCAGGGTTGAGGGCAGGGCGGGACATAGAACCTCCTTTCTGTGATACTGTTCAAATACACAGTAGTTCACAGCGGAGCGGCGGGCAAGTTAGAACGTCACGTACTTGCCAATGACGACCCCTACGATCTCCGCCTCGCCGTCGATTTCAATATAGGGTTCTGGCCACTGAGGGTTCAGGGCCTTGAGGTATCTGCGGCTGCCCTCGACGACCAGTTGCTTGAAGGTCGCCTCCTGCTCCTCGATCAACTTGACCACTACCAGGGACCCGTTATCCGCCTCGCGGTCGGGGTCGCAATAGATGATCTCGCCCTCGTGGAAAGACCGAGGGCTGTTCGGATTGAACATGGACTGACCGCGAACACGAAGGGCGAACGTCCAGGGACCGTGAGGGGTGGGACAAGGGAGATAGGCTTCAGCCATGCCGGGCGCGTAGGCCTCCGTGGCCTCTTGGAAAGAGCCGGCTTGAACCCAGCTGATCAGGGGGATGTTCCCGCGGTTTTCGGGCGCTGGCCCGGTGTTGGGTTCGAGGCGGCGAAAGCCCACAACGGGCTTCAGGTTCGGATCTCGCTTAAAGACAGCGCTCCCGCTGGCGCCAAGCTCTGACGCCAGGCGGGGGCTAAAGTCTTCGACCCGGCACTGGAGCAGCTTGGCGATCTTCAGGGCGAACTCCAAATTGATGGCGTTCCGGCCGCTGAAATACATGCTGACGGCCCCCTGAGAAATGCCGATTTCGTTGGCAATGTCCTCCTGGGTCAGCTTCAGCTGTGCGCGCTTTGCCATGTAGATGGCTTTCAGGGCTGCGCACTCGGCTTTTTCTTCTGAGGTCAATTCGCGCTTTTTCATGTCGCCATCCTATAACCGTCGGTGATTCCATTCAAAAACCGCAGGTGTTGAAAAAATAATCACCTGCGGTTATTTTGTGGTGCATTAGCCATCTCAGGTGAGATACATGCACCCGGTCACTCTCGCTCAGTACGTGGCGGATCAGAGTCAGGAAAGCGCATCGAAGCGTCTTGGCCTGAGCCAGGCCGCGATCAGCAAAGCCATCAAGGCCCGCCGCTCCATCTTCGTCTTCGTTTCCGAAACAGGGTCCGCCGCGGCGGTGGAGCTGAAGGCTTTTCCTGCCGGATCTTCGAATCTCACCGAGTCGATGGAGGAGATTCTGGCCGCTATACCCGCCGCGCGAAATCGCGCAAATAGCGCTGTGATTTCATCCAGTGGCGAAGGGGCGTCGGCGTGATGCTGCAGAACAGAGTCATGCCACGCGCGCCCTGACGGCAGGCAGCAAGTCATTGCTGTCTGTTTCCACCCCGCAGACAGCAAAAAGCCCGGCGGGAACCGGGCTTCTTAATCGAACTGTTAGCGCAGTTCGAGGGGTATCAATTTGTCCGGAGAAGGACGATATGGAAAATAGCACTAGCACCATCCAAGCGCAACAGGCCGGCACCGTGACCATCGGCTTCTGCGAGACCCCGGTAGAGAACCAGGGTCGTTACCTGATGGCTATCAACCCAGGCTTGCCGCCATCTGAAGCCCTTGAGGTAGCGGCCGACCTGACCAGCGGCCTCAAGCAGATACTCGATAAGTACGCTCAGGTCGTCAACGACGGGGAGCTGATCTACGTCGATGAGCTTCGCGTGGTGAGTTTTGTTGCCGAGTCAGCAAATGCCCTGATCCTGGCTGCGCATCGTGTTGGTGGGGTGAATCGCGCCAGCGAAGGCGGTGCGGCATGATCCCGACCACTACCGATGCCACCTTCGGCGATACCCCGAAGGGCGAAAAGCCTTTCACCGTAAGGGCAGGGCTGCCGCTGGGCGAAGCCATAGAGCAAGCCGCCTGCCTTCTCTGTAGTGCTGGCCAGGAGCTGGCCGACCTCATGGCTGAGACGGCCGAGAATCACCTGGTTTCGGCGCGTCTTCATCTGGTGCGCCATGCGGTCGTCACCGCTGAGGCGCTTGCCTGGGCGGCGTGCGAGGCGAAAGGCCTTGATGGCGGTGCCTCATGAGACCGGCATTCATCGTCCTGGACCTGGGTAACTCTTGCGGATGCCAATTCACCGCTGTGGTCGGGCCGTTTGGCTTCATGCGCGCCGCATCCACAGCCGCGGGTGACCTGGAAGAGGAAATCCCGGGCTCGGTGCTCTACGTGCACCACAACGCGCATGGCTGCGTCAGCCAGCTGCCAATCCCCGATCAACTTGCCCGCGCCCGCGTGAGACTGGCCGAGGCCCGCGCACGCCTGCAGGAAGGTGCCGCATGACTACCGAAATCATCACCGCCTCTTTGTCCGGGGACTTGCTGCTAGATCCCGTTCTGACGGCCCAGGATATGGCCTACCTGAATTTTGCGCGCGAAGAGTACCGCAAGCTGGACCTACTGATGCACCGAGTGGTCTTGCCGGCCCTTGGTCCCTACGACAACCCCCTCTCGAATGAGCTGAGGGTGCATTTGGAGCAGGTAAGGACCTTTTCGGGCAACTTCTGCTGGCGTCATCGGGCCATCGGTGAGATGCACATGGCCCGTGAGGTACGGCCATGAACCTGCCCATGAGTCCCGGCGCCACCATGACCTCCACCGTGTTGCTGGAGCTGATCAACGATTCCCGCGAGGTGTATGGCGAGCCGGCGGTGCGTCGCAATGACTTCATCAGCCGCTGCAAGGACGAGCTGGACGGCGAGCACTACGAAACTTTCGTAGTTCAAAATTTGAACAAAACCCAGTCCGAGGAGCTGCGGCTGAGTCGCGACCAGTGCCTGCTGATCGCCATGCGCGAGAGCAAGGGTGTGCGGCGCCGGGTGGTCGACAAGCTGAACGCTCTGGATCGCCCCATGACCCAGGCCGAGCTGATCGCCGCCAGCGCGAATCAACTGGTGGCCATCGAGCGCCAGCAGGCTGTCCACCAGCAGGCGCTGCAGCGTGTGGAGCACCGGGTAGAGCAGGTCGAGAACCTGCGATTCCTCTCCTCGCGGCCGACCGGCTTCGAGTCGATCAGCCACATTCGCGAGCGGATCAACAAGCGCCACGGCCTGCCGCCCTGGGTCGTTGACCTGGTCATGCGTGAGCTGAACCGGAGCCCGATGCCGTTCGCCACGGTTCAGAGCGAGAGAGCGGAGGAGGGCGCAAAGCCCTATCTCATCTGGCCGACCGCTGCCGTCACCCGCCTTTTCGACCAATTCGTCACCGAGTGCCAGCGGGTCACCGCCGAGCGCGCTACCCATCCAGAAATCGCGGATCGCTTCAAGATCCACCCGGAGCTTGCTGTATGAGCGTCCAAGCAATGACCTGGGCCATGGAGCAGCAGGTAGTGACCGAGCCCCACGCTCGGCACGTCCTGCTCTGTCTGGCCAACTATGCAGACAAATACGGTCGGGCTGCCTTCCCCTCTGTCGCCACCTTGAGCTTCGACACCGGGCTGGCGCCTCGCACGATTCAGTACCGGCTGCGAGATCTTGAGCGTGCCGGCCTGATCGCCAAGGGTAACCAGGCGGTGGCCGCGGCCTACATCGAGCGGCGGGACAGGGTGCCCGTGTGCTACGAGATGAGCCTCGAACGGGGTGCACAGGATGCACGGGGTGCACGTCAGGACGGAGCGGGGTGCACGCCAGAACAGGACGGGGTGCACGGTGAGACAGAGCGGGGTGCACACCATGCACCCAATCCGTCACTGAACCATCAGGGAACCACCAATAAACCGACTATTGGCACAGAGGCGGATCAAGTTGCTGAAAGGTTCGCCCAGTTCTGGAGCAAGTACCCGAAGAAAGTCCAGCGCAAGGATGCCTTGAAGGCCTGGATGAAGCTCAAGCCTAGCGCTGAGCTGTTCGCCGAGATCATGGCCGCGCTGGGCAGCCAGATGGCGAGCCATGAGTGGGTCAAGGAAAACGGCCGGTACATCCCGAACGGTGCGACTTGGGTAAACGGTGAGCGCTGGCAGGACGAGCTGGCGCAACGCCCGGGCTCGGCCGGCCGAACCGGCAGCCTGAGCAACCTGCCCCAGCACAGCCCCGATCAATACCAGGGGGATAGCAAATCGTGGTAATCCGCCAATCCATCTTCACCCGCAAGCCCGCCGTCACCCAGGTCGACTACAACGAGCGGCAGTGCCCCGAGCACGGCTCCTACCAGCACCAGCAAGTCGAGCAGTTCCAGGGGCCGGCGAAGATCCAAGACTGCCGCAGCTGCCATTGGCAGGCCCTGAACCTGGCCGGAGTGCCGCCTGACCGTCGTGCCGCCGCCCAGGCCGAAGCCGGAGCGATCCTGGTGAACGAGCTGCTGATCGCCAGCGGCATCACCGAGCGCTTCAAGGCCTGCGGCTTCTTCAACTTCCTGAGCCGGACCGTGGAGCAGTCCAACGCCCTGCTGATCTGCCAGGCCTTTGCCGCTGACTTCCCGGCCCGCTATGACTCTGGCCAGTGCCTGCTGATGCTGGGCAACGTGGGCACCGGCAAGACGCACCTGGCGAGCGCCATCGTGCAGCAGGTGATCCGCGACCACCGCGCCAGGGCCGCCATCGTCTCGGCGTCGGCGATCTTCCGGGCTGCGAAGGCAGCCATGGCGAAGGGCGCTCAGCATACCGAGGACGACGTTCTGGCCGAGCTGGCCGGCTTCGATCTGCTGGTGATCGACGAGGTGGGCGCCAGCCGCGGCAGTGACTGGGAGGTGGCGCTGCTGCACGAGGCCATCGACAAGCGCTACCAGGCCGTCCGCCCGACCATCGTCGTGAGCAATCTCGACCGGCAGGGCCTGCAGCATTACATCGGCGCCCGCGCCATGGACCGCCTGCGCCAGGGCGGCGGCGAGTTGATCGGCTTCACCTGGGACTCCGAGCGGAGGGCTGCGCCATGAGTCGCGAGCTTTTCAGCCTGGAAGCGGAGCAGGGCGTTCTCGGCGCCATCATGCTCGAGGCCGTGCGCAAGAACGACTCCCTCGTCGAAGAGATCCTGGCGACGGCCCGGTCGAGCCACTTCCATTTCGACCACAACGCGGCCCTGCTGGAAGCGATCCAGGAGTGTCACGCGAGTGGAATGCCGGTGGACGCCGTCACCCTGTCCATCACCCGGCCGTACCTGGTGGATGAGGTGCGGACGCTGGATTACGCCGTCGAGCTGACCAACAACGTGCCCAGCAGTGCCAACTGGCGGGCCTACGCCAAGGTCCTGGCCGAGCGCGCTGTCCTACGCTCAGTGGTGGCTGCTGCTGAGGCGATCAAGCAATCCACGACCGAGGACAAGGACATCCCGGAGGTCATCGCAGGCGCGCAGCTGGCGCTGGCAGACCTTCGTGACCTGGGTGACTCCGACGGGCCAGACTTCAAGCGCCTTGACGACATCATGCGCAAGAACGTCGACCTGATTGACGCCCGATTCAACAAGCAGGCACCGCGCGGACTGTCCACGGGCCTGGCGGATCTGGATGCCCTGCTGCGGGGCGTGCGCGCCCGCACCGTGACCGTGATTGCCGGCCTGCCCGGCTCGGGCAAGACCCTGCTGGCGCTACAGATATGCCAGCAGGTCGCGATCAAAGGCGCCGGCACCGGCTTGTTCTTCAGCCTGGAAATGCCTGAGGAAGAGCTGGGGCAGCGCGCCCTAGCGTCCTTGGGTGCTGTCGATATCGGTCGGCTAGACAGTGGCGACCTGAACGACGACGACTGGCCCAGGCTGACCTCGGCGGTCGCCCAGGCGGTTGGGAAAAACCTCTTCATCAGCGACGTTGCCGGTCTGACCCCGGCGCGCATGCGATCCATTGCACGCACCGTGCAGCGCAAGCACGGCCTGGACATCATCGGCATCGACTACCTGGGCCTCATCCCCGGCGACCGCCAGGGGCGCAGCCGCAGCGAGGAGGTCGGCAAGATCACAAAGGCCATCGTGCGCCTGGCGAAGGAGCTGGGAATTCCCATCCTGCTGCTGGCGCAGCTCAACCGCGAGTCGACCAAGCGAGCCGGCAACAAGCGCCCGCAGAGCAGCGATCTGCGCGACTCCGGCGAGATCGAGGCCGACGCCCACGCCATCCTCATGGTGCATCGCGACATGGAATCCGACCGGGGCAAGGCCGGCATCACCGAGCTGCTGCTGACCAAGTGCCGCCACGCGCCGCCCGGCGAGTGCGTCGTCCAGGCCCAGGGCAATTTCGCCCGCTTCGTCAACGTGCTGCCGCAGCACCTGGACCCCGACGAAGTGGAGGCATCCCGTCCCTTCCAGGGTAGATACCCGCGAGGTGCCGCATGACTTCCATCGTCCTGCCTTGGCCGCCGAGCAATAACACCTACTACCGCCGGGTCGGAGCCAAGACGCTGATCAGTGAGAGGGGCCGGCAGTACGCGCGTCTCGTCACCCAGCTCTGCGCGCTGGCGCGGATCTCGAAGAGGGAGGGGCGGTTGCAGGTGCTGATCACCGCATGCCCGCCGGACAAGCGTAAGCGCGACCTCGACAACATGCTGAAAGGGCTGCTCGATGCCCTGACCCATGGCGGCGCGTGGCTCGATGACAGCCAGATTGACGACCTGCGCATCGTTCGGGGGCTTGTCCAGGCCGGCGGCGCGGTGTCGGTCGAGATCAAGGAGATTGCAGCCGATGCGTAAGCAGCACGGACCCGACCTGACCAGGCGCATACAGCCGATTTCGCGTTGCGTGACATGTCACGGCGTCGGCACCTACCGCGGCACCAGCTACGAGATGGAGTGCCCGGCGTGTGATGGCGCTGGATGGGTGCTGGCCGCCACTGGTGAGCCCATCCCTGAGCCGGAAGTCACGCTCACCCTATGCCGAAAGATTCGAGCGCTGGAGCAGCAGCTCGCCACCCTGCAGCGGAAGCAGACCCCTACCTACCAAGACAACAACCGCCGCGGGCCTGGCGCCTCGCACCGAACTGGAGATTGACCATGACCGTAACGAGCATCACGGCCGCCCGGCCGAAAAAATCCATGACAACCCCCGAAGTCAAGCTGCTGAAGGCGCTGCCTGTGCATCTGGCCGGCATGAGATCGGCCGAAGTGGTGATGGCTGAGACCTTGCGGCTGGTGGCCGCCTATATGGACTCGCCGGCACCCCTGGGCTTCGAGTCTTTCGCCAAGGCCTGGCTCAAGCAGGGCAACGCCAAGACCGAGGTAGGGCGCGACGTGCTGATGGAAGTGTTCAGCGTCATCGACGATGGTCCGGAGGCCGCATGACGATCTATCGCGATGCCGGCCACTGCATCAGCCGGATCATGAGCATTGAGGCCAGGGATGGCACCAAGAAGTCGGGGTGGCAGCAGCGCTACCGGGCCGGCTATGGGGACGACGCGCCGACTCGCGCCCAGGGCGAGGAGCTGAACGCGGAGGAGCGCCTTGCGCAGGACTCTATAGCGCGTCGAATCGTGCACCGGGTGCTCCCGCCGGCGCAGTGGTACGCCCTGATGGCCAAATACTCGATCAATGAGCGCGAGGTGGAGGAGGCGATTCTGTGGCTGATCCCGCGCGTGGTCACCCCGGCTCACCACCTGTTCCGCACGAAGGCGGTCACGGCCTGGGCGATTCCGCTCAAGCCTGGCGCTGCTGGCGCGAAAACGTCCCGTAGAGGGCTGCCAGCGGACTTCTACGTCGTCGCCCACTGGGATCGCGATGGAATACCGGAGCGAACGCTGCGCAATTGGCGCCAGGGCGTCAATCGCTGGCTGGAGGACCAGGTGACAGCCGGGCACAAGTCGGTCGGGGTGGTGCTGGAGGAGGCAGGTCTACTGGTTACCGAGGCCGCTTGACTTTGCCGGCTTGCCGCGGGAATATTCAATCTGCGGCTCGGTGCGTGACTCGGCTCACGTTCCTCCCGAAAGCCCTGGCCTAGCGCCGGGGCTTTTTCGTAGTGGATGAGGTTCGAGACATGCGCATCGTCAACCGCCAAGCTTTCCTGGCTATGCCGGCCGGCACCGTCTTCAGCAAGTACGAGCCGTGTATGTTCGGCAATCTGGAGATTAAGGGTGAAAGCAACGCCAACGCGCACGGAGTCCTGACCGACTTCTGGTCCCAGGATCTGGCCGGCGCTCTGCAGGCTGATAGCACTGAACAGTTCGAGGAAGCCTGTGATCGAGCCGCCGCCGGCGAGAGCATCCAGCTGGATCTCGAAAGCCAGGGCCGCGACGGCCTCTATGACCGAGACCAGTTATTCGCAGTCTGGGAATCGGATGATGTCAGAGCCTTGATCATGCGATTGCAGCGAGCACTCATCGAAGCCCAGCCATAGCGCTGGGCTTTTTCTTTTCAAGGGAAGTGCTCAGTGCGCTGGAACTCTCACTCAGCTGGACGCAGACCTAAGCAAGCTATCCTGCGAGCGCTTTTTCTTGTTGAGTGATTTTCGTGGCCCTGTTGCCTGATCGGCTAATTGATTGCACAAGCGCGCCGCGATATCTGCCATAGAGCAGATGTCGATAATCGCGAGCAGTGGGCCTTCGAAAGTGGCGGTATTGTGGGTTATGGCGTCGCGGACAGTCAGGACGCGGCTGTCAGGATGACCCTCACTCTGAGCCAGTGTTACATCGAAGTTAGTAGGGAAAAACGCTTGGACATAGGAGCGCAAGCTCATCCTATCTACTCGGTTCCGCATCGCCGATCCCTCGCATTGATCAATGCGAGTCAGTCTGGCATGCGTATGTACGCTTCGCTCAAGGGAAAAGTGGCACTCCCGGCCATCGCCCTTATGACTTCAAGAGTGCTTCCGATACCGCGGACTCTGATACTAGGTCCGCTGCTGCCTCAGCCAGCGCGACAAGCTGATTGATCAGCTCTTGCGTGAGAGGATCGAGAGAGGTCATTGATCTCATTGAGTCGATCCAGCTCTGCAATTCCTGATGATCCTGAAGAGCGCTTTCTAGATTCGCGGGCATTGCTGGCAACCTGGAAGGGACGGTGGTGTCATTCTGAACGCTCTGAAAACACGATTCTAGAGCTATTCATCAGTGATTCGATACCGCCCGATTCCTGCTGCCATTCTCTACTCGGAGGGGTGGGGAGCCTCAAGGGCTAGTCTTACTGCCACTTCCTCTACCAGTTCTTTTGTCCGCTGGGTAAGCCCTTCGAACTCTCGAAGGATTTCCTCTAGCTTCGGGTTATCCATACTCAATCGGTGAAGCTCATCGAGCCGGGCATTGAAGTGCCGGTGCAGGCGGAGCAAGTATTGCCGCGACGGGCTGTCTGGAACTGGAAGGAAGCTGTCCACGAAGCGCTCTCCGGTGCGTGTTCTAGTGTGGTTATCGCCTCGCTTTTCTCAATCTTTAATGGCTCCCGCAGACGGGCCTTTTGCATTTCCGGAGCACCTAAATGGGCGAACCCTCATCCACAAGCATCGGGCTGGCCGGCGTCGCTGCCAGCCTGGGCCTGGGTGCCGCGTTCCCTGACTTGAATGTGGCCGCGCTGGTAGGTGCATTCGGTGGCGCTTTCTTCTACGTGGTCTTCGCCAAGGACATGCCGTTCTTCCGGCGTGTGGGCTACCTGTTCGTGGGCTGGATCGGCGGTTATTTCGCCTCTGCTGAGGCTATCGGCCAAGGATGGACCCGCACCACCGGATTGGCAGCCATGTTCTGCGGCGCAGTGTGCGTGGTTTTCCTTGCTGGATTGGTGCAGTGGTTCGAGGCAGGCGGCGTGAAGCGAATCCTTCAGTCCTTCTTCAATCGTGCTTCGGACAAGGGGGATTGACCCATGGCCGCGATCCTTCAGGCGCTGTTCTGCGCCGGCATCTTTATCATGATCGGCTTTGTGTACCGGCCTGACCCTGAATCGCGGTACCGCCTGGGCGTCTCGGTGATTGCCTTCGCGCTATGTGCCGTGACCGGCATGCAGTTCATGAGCATCACGGCCCGCATCCTTTTGGAGCATCAGCTGCCGGCGGTGTCCTGGTACAACACAGCGTTCTATGGCTTGAGCCTGGCGCTGGTCGTCCAGGCTCGCGGCAACGTCGCCAAGATTTGGCCCGCAGGGTTTGAGCGCTGGGATGGCCGCACAGAGAGACGTCGGACTAATCGCTAGCCCTCTGAGCCATGCATTCGGCATCTCAAGGCTGCCGCGTAAAGCCATGCGGGGGAATAAGTACGAACTGCATGCGTGCTACGCCAGCATTGGTAGCAATCTGCTCAAACGTTAGTCCCGGGACGCCTAGTCCGCTGAGAATCGTTTCTCGATAGCAGATCTCGGCATACACATCCGCAGGAGAAAGATGCGCACAGATAATATCAAAGCTTCGCGTAACGTCTTTGTAACAATAATAGATCCGATACCGCTGACCGATATTCATTATCCTTTCTATTGCTAAGATGTGCTTTCCAGAGCTTTTGGTGGCAGTAGACCTTATCATCGTCACGTGGCGGTTACATAGTCATTAAAAGACCAATCGTTCATTGGTAATATAAATGGGTCTGTATTGTGCCTTGGCGAGCTGAATCTTGTGAGGGATGTCCACTCAGGAAACCGAGACCGGTGAGTGCATGGCCGAGTGGAAGGCGCCCAGGTCGTAGGGCATCTGCACCTGTAACTGGGGAGGGCAACCATGAAGTCCCGCATCGATGCTCGCGACCTCGACGACGCGGTGGCCAGCCTTCGTCGGCTCGGTGATGGGGTGGCGGACCGCGCCCTCGCTGACGCGCTAAACCACACCGCCAACCAGGCCAGGCAGGCGCTACGCACTGAGATGTCCTCGGTGTTCGATAGGCCAACGCCGTTCACACTCAACGCTGTGCGGATCTTCACCGCCAAGCCCAGCAACCTACAGTCGGCCCTATGGGTGAAGGACGAAAAGGATGGGGCGTCAGGTGGGCAGGCCCCGGAAGCGTGGGTTGCTCCCCAGGTCTTCGGCGGCCAGCGCAAGTATCGGCGATCCGAGCAGATGCTCCGGGACAAGGGCATCTTGCCGGCCGGGATGTTCATCGTGCCGGGTGCCGGTGCCCGCCTGGACCAGTACGGCAACATCAGCCGCGGCCAAATGATCCAGCTGCTATCGGGCCTGTCGGCCTTCAACGTCGCAGGCTTCACCGCCAATGCGTCGGGCAGTAGACGCTCGGCGAGGAAGGGGCACGCGGCGGCGTTCTTCGTGATCAAGCGGGGCAAGGCGCCCATCGGTATCGCTGAGCGGCGCGGCAAGCAGGTCGCCATCGTGCTGGCGTTTGTCAGGCAGCCAACCTATCGGCCCCGGTTCGACTTCCATGGCGTCGTGCGTCGGGTGGCTGAGAACGATGCCCAGCTCGAAGCCAACATTGACAAGGCGGTGACCAAGGCGCTGGCGGGGCTGTAGGCGAGGGCGCCGATAGACACCGAGGCAAGAGGCCGCCTGGGCCGAAAGCGCCCGACGTTGCCCTTTTGCACCACGATGGTGCGGGCCGAGAGGGGCGGGTCCTTCCCGAACCCCCCATGCCGTGCGGGTAATTCGAGCCCCGCCCGACACCTATGTATGACCATTTTTCGAAGGTTGGTTGTTGTTTAGTCATGGCCAAAAACGAAACAACTAGGCAGCCGGGATGGTTGAACAAATCCGAGATGGCCAAGAGCCTCGGGATTTCCCCGCAAGCCTTTGATAAGTGGGGCGTTGAGCCGATTTCGCGTGCCGGTCGGGAGGCGTTTTATCGGGTGCAAGATGTGGTGCAAAACCGCGTTGACCATGCGACCCGGAAACAACAACCCGAGGGGGGTGACCTCGACGGCATCGACCCGCTGATCGAGTTCAAGCTGGTGCAGGAGAAGTTGCGCCTGACCACGGCCCAGGCCTACGCCATCGAGAGAAAGAACGAGGTCAATGACCGGCAGCTGGTGCCGGTGCCCTTCGTGACCTTCGCGCTGGAGAAGATCGCCTCGAAGATCGGGGCGAAGCTGGAGACGGTCGGCAAGACGGTCAGTCGCCGGCACCCCGACATCGATGCCCGAATACTCGAAACCACGGAGCGAGAGATCGCCCTGGCTCGCAATATCGCCATGACGTTGGGCGATGACCTACCGGGATACCTCGATGAGTACCTTGCAACCCTGGATGACTGACCTCGGCAAAGCCGTCAGTCTCGGTCTGCAAGCGCTGTACAAAGAACCGCCCATGACCGCAGTCCAGTGGGCGGACGAGCACTTCTACATGTCGTCCGAGTCCTCCTACCACGAGGGCAAATGGACGACCGATCACTTCCAGGTGGCGATCCTGAACGCGATGGGGAACGACCTCATCGCCGTGGTCAACTTCGTGAAGTCGGCGCGGATCGGCTACACGAAGCTGTTGATGGCGAACATCGGCTACAAGCTCCACCACAAACGCCGCAACATCGTGATGTGGAGCCCGACGGACACCGACGCCAAGGGCATCAGCAAGCGGCACGTCGACGGCATGATCCGCGACGTGCCGGCGATCAAGGAGCTGGCGCCCTGGTTCGAGAAGAAGCACAAGGACAACACCATCGAGGCGAAGACCTTCGCCAACCGCAAGAGCCTCTGGATTCGCGGCGGTACTGCCTCCGGCAACTACCGGGAGCTGTCCGCAGACGAGACGATCTACGACGAGCTGTCCAACTTCCTGGCTGACATCGACGGCGAGGGTGATGCGGTCACCCTGGGCGACAAGCGCCTCGACGGTGCGACCTACCCCAAGTCGATCCGCGGCTCGACGCCGAAGAAGGCCTGCACCTGCCAGGTCAGCAAGGCGGCCGAGGAGTCACCGATCCGGCTGCGCTTCCACATCAAATGCCCGCACTGTCGGGCGGAGCAGACGCTGAAGTTTGGCGGCAAGGACTGCGACTTCGGCCTGAAGTGGGAAAAGGACGCGCTAGGACAGGCGGCCCGGGCTTGGTACGAATGCGAGCACTGCCACGAGCCCTTCCATCACCAGGACATGGTCGAGGCCTCTCGCGACGGGCGCTGGATATGCGAGGTGACCGGCATCTGGACGCGCGACGCCATGGACTGGTTCGACGAGGCCGGGCTGCCGATCCGAACCCCGATGTCGGTGGCGTTCTACTGCTGGGCGATCTACAGCACCTGGTCCCCCTGGCTGAAGATCGCGAGCGACTGGCTGAAGATCAAGGGCGACCGCGAAAAGCTGGTCACCTTCACCAACACCACCCTGGGCGAGACCTGGGAAGAGGACCAGGGCGAGAAGGTCGAGTGGGAAGTGCTCCATGCCCGCCGCGAGGTGTGGCAGGCCATCCCTGATCGGGCCGTCATCCTGACCGGCTTCATCGACACCCAAAACGACCGCTACGAGGGCCGGGTATGGGCGTTCGGGCCGGGCGAGGAGAGCTGGCTGGTCGACCGCTGGGTGCTCTATGGCGACCCGGCCGGCGAGGAGCTGAAGCGGCAGGTTGGCGTGCGGCTGCATAACACCTACCGCCGCCTCGATGGACAGCTGCTGCGCGTGGCGCTGTGGGGCTGGGACTCCGGTGGCCACTACACCGACGAGGTCTACAAGGAGAGCATCCGCCACGGCATCCAGTGGGTGATCCCCACCAAGGGCCACTGGCAGACCGGCAAACCGATAGCCGACTTCCCGCGCAAGAAGCATAAGTCGGGCACCTACCTGACGATGATCGGCACCGACAACGCCAAGGAGCTGATCTATAGCCGGCTCAAGGTCCAGCCACAACCCGGCGAGGCCGTTCCGGGCTGCATCCACTTGCCGCTCAATGACGACATATGCGACGAGGCGGAGCTGCGACAGCTCACCGCTGAGAAGAAGGTGTTCAAGTTCGAGAAGGGCAAGCGGGTGGCGAAGTGGGAGGCCGGCGGGCGCCGCAACGAAGCGCTCGACTGCTTTGTGGGCGCTTTGGCAATGGCTCGCATCGCGCAGCAGCACTTCGGTGTAGACCTGAGCATCACCCTGGCCCCGGCCAGACCCCGGGTCGCCCGGGGCACCAGAAGCACTGTTCGATGAGGAAACCCATGATTACCAAGACCGATGCGCAGGTTCGTCTCGAACAAGTCCGCGCTGCCATCAGCAGCATCCTTACCGGCGCCCAGTCGGTTCGCTATGGCGAGCGCCAGGTGACCCGCGCCGACCTTGGCCAGCTTCGTCAGCTCGAAGTGCAATATGCCCAGGAGGTTGCCGCCGAGCAGCAGCAGAGCCGCGGCCGAGGCCGTAACCGCATCTCCTACCTGAGTATCTGATATGGCCTGGTTCAACCGAACGCCGGAGGAGAAAGCCCTCCGCGCGGCGCTCGCGCTCGTCCAGAGCCAGCCCAAGGCCCAGGGCGGCGGAGGCGGCAGCGAGACCCGCTGGCGCGGTGCGTCGCGCGTGCTGCGGAGCATGGCGAGCTGGATTCCCTTCCTGGGCAGCCCGTCGAAAGACCTGTCCACGGTCGAGCGCAAGGCGCTGGTGGCCCGCTCGCGCGATGCGATGCGCAACCACCTGCTGGGCCGCGCGGCGGTCGTCCGGCTCCGGACCAATGTCGTCGGCACCGGCCTCATCTGCCGGCCGCAGGTGGACTTTGAGGCGCTGGGCATTTCCGAGGAGGAGGGCGAGCGGATCAACACGTTGCTCGAGCGGGAATGGGGCCTGTATGCCGAAGACCCGCGCGAGTGCGATGCCGAGGCCAGCAGCACCCATTACCAGCTCCAAGGCATCGCCCTGATCTCGGCGCTGACCGGCGGCGACGTCTTCGTGACCACCCCCGACATCGAGCGCCAGGGCACCCTATTCAGCACCCGGCTGCAGCTGGTCGAGACCGACCGTGTTTGTAACCCCAACGGCGCACCCGATACCGACAGCCTGGTGGAGGGCGTGGAGTTCGATAACGCGGGCGCCCCGGTCTACGTCCACGTCTGCAGCGGCTATCCCAACGAGACACTCCTGAGCAAGGCGCTGACCTGGGAGCGGCTGCGGGTGTTCGGCGAGTCGACGGGCCGCCGCCGGGTGCTCCAGGTCTGGTGCGATAAGGAGCGGCCAGGGCAAAAGCGCGGCGCGCCGTACCTCGCACCGGTGCTGGAGCCGCTGCAGAAGCTGGAGCGCTACAGCAGCGCCGAGCTGATGGCCGCGGTGATCTCGGCCATGTTCACCGTCTTCCTGAAGAAGTCGGACACATTCAATGGCGGCACGCTGCCTCTGACGGCCTTCGGCAACGATGACCAGGGCAACCCGCAGGGGCAGTCCCCGGACCTGCCGCCGGTGCAGTTGGGCGAAGGCGCGGTCGTGGACCTGGCGCCGGGCGAAGAGCCCATGGTGGCCAACCCGGCGCGGCCGAATGCCCAGTTCGATCCGTTCTTCACGGCGGTGGCCAAGGAGATCGGCGCGGCCCTGGAGATCCCGCTCGACGAGCTGATGCTGCACTACAACAGCAGCTACAGCGCTGCCCGGGCCGCCATGCTCCAAGCCTGGCGCATGTACCTGACCCGGCGCTGGTGGCTGGTCTGCGATTTCTGCCAGCCCAGTTACGAGCTGCTGATCGACGAAGCCGTGGCGCGCGGTCGGGTCCGCTTGCCGGGCTACGCCGACCCGGCCCGGCGCCGGGCCTACACCCGCACCGTCTGGATCGGCCCGGCGAAGGGCGCCATCGACGAACTCAAGGAAGCCAACGCCGCCGGCCGCCGCATCGAGATCGGCGTCAGCACCGAGACCGTCGAGGCCGCGGCCATGACCGGCGAGAACTGGCACCAGATCTACCGCCAGCGCCGCCGCGAGGTCATGCAGCGGCGCGCAGACGGCATGGAGCTGGATGCCGCCCCAGCATCGACCACGCAGGTGGTTGAACCCAAAACCCCAGAAGAGGAATGACGATGCCCAGAGCATTCGAACTGGCAGCGTCCCAGCCCTGGCTGATGCTGCCGGAAGCGCTCGAAAGCCTACTGACCGTCGCTGACGGCATGGGCGACCCGGTGGCGCTGGAGGCCCGGCTGGGCCGGCGCCTGGAGAACAGCCGCACCGTGACCGTTCGGGATGGGGTGGCGGTCATCCCCGTGGTGGGGCCGATCTTTCGCTACGCCAACCTGTTCACCGAGATCAGCGGTGCCACCAGCACCCAGGTGCTGGCCACCGACATCCGCACCGCCCTGGACGACTCGGCTATCAAGGCCATCGTGCTCAACGTCGACAGCCCCGGGGGCGTCGCCTCCGGCATCAACGAACTGGCCGAGATGATCCACGATGGTCGGGCGCAGAAGCGCATCGTCGCCTACATCGGCGGCACCGGTGCCAGCGGCGCCTACTGGGCCGCCTCCGCAGCCAGCGAGATCGTCATCGACGAGACCGCCGTCGTCGGCAGCATCGGGGTGGTCGTCGAGGCCGTGACCGAGGCCGAAGCCGCCACCGGCCGCAAGCGCTGGCAGATCGTCAGTAGCCGGGCGCCGAACAAGCGTCCGGACATCGGCACCGAAGAGGGGCGCGCCAAGGTCGGTGAGACCGTGAACGCCCTGGAAGAGGTGTTCATCGGCAAGGTCGCCCGGAACCTGGGCGTCGACGCCGACGCCGTTCCCGCCATGGGTGACCACGGCGGCCTTCGTGTAGGGGCTGCGGCGGTCGACGCCGGCCTCGCCCACCGTTTGGGCTCTCTTGAGGGCCTGATCACTGAGCTGGCGAAACCAGCAGCCACCATCCAGAGGAACCGCACCATGAAAGTCAGCACCACCGCGGAGCTGCAGGCAGCACTCGCCGCCGGCACCGACCCGCAGACCATCGAAGTGACCGCCGTCGATACCGGCGCCCTCCAGGCCGAGGCGACCCAAGCCGGCGCCACTGCCGAGCGCGAGCGCATCCTCGGTATCCAGGCGCTGGCAGTGCCCGGGTTCGAGCAGGAGGTCTCGGCCGCCATCGATCAGGGCGTAACCGTCGAGGCCGCCGGCATGTCGCTGTTCAAGGCGGCCCAGGACCGGGGAATCACCCTCGCCGGCATCAAGGGCGATGCTACCAAAACCAAGACCGCGGCCCCGTCGGAAGGCAAGGGCGGCGCAGTCATCTCTACCTCGGCCATTTGGGCCGGTCGCAAAGGAGCTAAGGCATGACCATTCTCAACGAAGGCGCTCGCGCCGGTGATTTCCTGCTGAGCGAGGCTGCCGGCCAACGCTCCCGCGAACAGGTCACGCTGCTGGCGCTGACCGCCGTTGCCCCGGCCGGCACGGTCCTGGTGCTCGACACCGGCGGGTATAAGCCCTATGTGGCGCCTGACCCGGTGGTGGCCATCACCAAGCCGCTGGCCATCCTGTTCAACAACAAGCCCGTCAGCACCGATAAGCAGGATGCTGCGGTCATCGTGCGTGACGCGGAGGTCGACGGCGACGGGTTGTTCGGCCTGAACAGCGCTGTGGCCAGCGCCCTCGCCAGCCAGGGCATCATCGTCCGCTGATTCAAGTCCTCACCCATTCTGAAGCCCGCCACCGCGCGGGCTTCGTCGTTTCTGGAGAAACCCCATGGCTTCGCTCGACGTATTCAACGACAACGCCTTCAGCGTCACCGGCCTGACCGCGGCTATCAACCAGCCCCAGGAAGGCCAGCAGCAACCCACCCGCATCGATGCGCTGTTCGAGGAGGAGGGCATCACCACCACCTCCGTCTTCATCGAACGCGAGCAAGACACCCTGACCCTGGTGCCGGCCAAGGATCGCAACGGCCCGGCCGATCCCACCACCGGCGACCGCCGTGACATGATCCCGTTCAGCACCATCCACCTGCCGACTCGCGCGACCATCATGGCCGACGAGGTGCAGGGCGTGCGCGCCTTCGGCTCCGAGTCCGAGCTGGAAACCGTCCAGTCCCGGGTGCAGAAGCGCCTGAACAAGATGCGCAGCCGCCTGGATGCCACCATTCGCTTCCAGCGCGTGGGCGCCATCACCGGCAAGGTCTACGATGCGGACGGCACCAAGCTGCTGCTGGACCTGCACAAGGCCTTCGGCATCGAGGAGAACACCTCCGACCTGAAATTCAGTGTCGCTGAGACCAAGCTGCTGCAGGCGATCACCGACGCCAAGCGCAAGGCCGAGGACGTGGTGGGCGGCAGCGGCATGATCACCGGCTGGCTGGGCCTGGCGGGTCGCAACTTCTTCGATGGCCTGGTCAACCACCCGGTGGTCCAGAAGGCCTACGACCGTTGGAACGACGGCCAATTCTTGCGCGACGGCGGCTGGAGTGCCTTCAGCTACGGCGGCGTCGCCTGGGAGGAGTTCTACGGCAAGGTCGGCAGCGTGACCTTCATCGACCCGAACGTGGCCTACCTGATCCCGCTGGGCATCGACGGGATGTTCATCACCCGCTTCGCGCCGGCCAACTACATGGAGACCGTCAACACCGAAGGTCTCCCGTACTACGCCAGCCAGGAGCTGCTGCCGCACAACAAGGGCGTGGACCTCGAAGCGCAGAGCAACCCGCTGAGCATCAACACCATGCCCCGCGCCATCATCAAGCTGACCAAGAGCTGATCATGGCCGGCGAGTTCGCTCGACTGACCGGCGAGCTGGACGCGCAGGTGATGGACACCTTCAACGACGGGACCGCGGACTACCTGTCGAGCACCGGAAGGGTGCTCGCGCAGGCGGTGCCGGTCATCGTCGAGGAGGCGGTGGAGCGCCTGGACATCATCAGCGGCGCCGTGGATCGCGTCCGCACCCATGCCGTTCAGCGCCATCTGCTGCAGCCGTTTGATCGAAAGGGGGCGTTCGTCATGTGCGGCAAGACCTGGCATATCGACGGCATCGCCAGCGACGACGGCCAATTCATCATCCTGTACGTGGTGCCCTGACCATGCCCATCGACATGCAATCCGCAGTCATCGCTGAGGTGATCGCTGCCCTGGGCGCCGTGCCTGAGTTCGGCGCGGCAGTGTTCGAAGACAGTGTCCTGCGCCTGCTCGATGCCGAAGATGACGGCCTGCCGGAAGACTTCATCGTCATCCAGTCCGGCCCCACCGAGGAAGTCGAGCGCGTCGGGCCTGGCACCGTGCGGGAGCGGCTGACGCTCAACCTGACGCCGATCAGTCGCCGCCGGGACTTCGCCCCCGCGCTGCGACGAGCCCGGATCAGCATCAAGCAGCAGCTGGCCGGCACCAAGGCAGGGCTCACCACCCAGGGCGTGCAGCAGGCGTCCTTCGCGGCGCCCGAGACGCCCATGTTGCCCGGCGAGGGGCGCCGGTGGGCGTGCCACGTCATGCCGATCCAGATCACCTACATCCAACCGCTGAAATAGGAGGCTTCATGCCCCAGATCACCGTGAAAACCGCCTTCAACTACGACCAGGGCGACGAGGTGCTGAGCTTCGAAGCCGGCGACCAAGACGTCAGCGATGCCGTGGCCGCCCACGCCTACAAGCACGGCTTCGCGCCGGAGCCCAAGAAGGGCAAGACCGCCGATAAGGCCACCGACACGGCCGCCGGCTGAGTCACCACCCTCCAGAGGAATCGACCACCATGCCTCAGATCGACCGTTCCTTCGTTGGCGAGGGCATTGTCTATGCCCGCGCCTATCAGTCCCAGGACCCGCTCCTGGATATTGGCAACTGCGATGCCTTCAGTATCGCCTTCGCCACCGACCGCGCCACGCTGCCCAACTATCGCGGCGGCGGTGGCAACCGCAACGTGCGCCAGCGGGTCACCGACGTGACCGCGACCATCGGCATGTTCGACCTCACCGCGACCAACCTGGCCCGGGTGACCCGTTCCACTGTCGTCGCCAATGCCGCAGCGGCAGTTACCGGCGAGGCCCGCACGGCTGCTGGCGTGGAGGGTGAGCTGATCCCCCTCAAATACCTGCCGGACCTGTCCAAGGCGGTCACCGTCAAGACGCCGGGCAGCAGTGGCGTCACCCTCGTGGCGGGCAAGGACTATCTGCTGACCCAGCACGGCCTGATCGTGACCTCGGGCACTTCGATTACCGCAGCCGGCGTGGTGGTGGACTACACCCGCCTGGCGGTCAGCGCGGTGCAGTTGCTCAACGGCAGCCAGGTGGAGTTGGAGCTGTTCATCGCCGGCCTCAACGACGCGCAGAGCGGCGAGCCTTACTCCCTGCGCCCGCGCCGGGTGAAATTCGGTCTGCTCAGCGAGCTGCCCGTGTTCGGCACCGAGTACCTGCGCCTGGAAGGCCCGGCGGAACTGCTCGCCGACGAGCGCGTAACCGACACCACGCTCTCCAAGTTCTGCGAGATACAGCTGGTCAACAAGGTGGCCTGATAGCGCCACTGCTACTCCCAACCCCGCTTCGGCGGGGTTTTTCATTTCCAAGGAAATCTCATGTCCAGCATCAAAGACCGCCTTATTCAGTTCGTTCTGCGCGGCCGGGATGAGCTTTCCCCTGAAGCAAAAAAGGGCAGTGCTGCCCTGGAAGGCCTCCGCGACGCCGCGGCATCGCTGAACCAGCAACTTGACACGGCGAAGGGTGAGCGCGGCCTGGTCCGTGACATCCAGGCCACCCAGCGGGCGCTCGACCAGTCGAAGCGGACCCTGGCGCAGACCGAGGGCAGCGTCAAGGAGCTGCGGGAGGCGCTGAACGCCAACCCCGAAGGCGCCGGCCTGAAGCAATCCCTGCGCGATGCCGAGCGCGAGGCTTCGCGGCTTCGCCGCCAAGTGACCGGGCTGTCCGAGACCCTGGGCGACCACGAGAAGGCCGCGAAGGCCGCCGGCATCGACACCGCTCGCCTGGCCGACGAGGAGCAGCGCCTGGCCAAGGAGGTCAATACCGCCAAGCAGGCCCTGGACGCCAATACCCAGGAGCTGCGCGAACTCGAACGCCAGCAGCAGAGGACTGCCCGCGCCACGGCTGAGCATCGGTCCCGCGTGGACGCTGCGCGCGAAGCCATGAGCAGTGGCGCCCGGCAGGCGCTGGGCTTCGCGGCCGCGTATGTCTCCATCGACGCCGCCGCGAATCTGGTGCAGACCGGGCTAAACAAGGTCGCCGCCGGCATCCGCTCCATGCTGGAGACCGGTGACAAGTTCGAGCTGCTGGGCAAGCGCATGGCCTCGCTCATGGGCAGCGTCGAGGGCGGCGAGCGCGCCACGGCCTGGATCAAGGACTTTGCGCGCGATACCCCGCTCAGCATCGAAGGCGTGACCGACGCCTTCGCGCTGCTGAAGTCCTACGGCATCGACCCCATGAACGGCACGCTGCAGGCGCTCGTCGACAAGAACGAGCAGCTGGGCGGCGGCATGGAGCGCCTGCAGGGGATCGCCTCGGCAGTTGGCCAGGCCTTCGCCAAGGAAAAGCTCCAGACCGAGGAAATTCTGCAGCTGATCGAGCGCGGCGTGCCTGTCTGGTCGATGCTGGAGAAGATCACCGGGAAGAACGTCGAGCGCCTGCAGGACCTCGCCACCAAAGGCAAGATGGGGCGCGACGTCATCGCGGCACTGGTCACGGAGATCGGTGCCAGTGCGAAGGGCGCCGCCGCCGAGAACATGGGCACCCTGACGGGCCTCATGAGCAACCTGTCGGACAGCTGGACCGACTTCCTCGGCCGCATCGCCAAGTCTGGCGCCTTGGACTACGTCAGGGGCCTACTGGGCGAGGTAGCCGGCACCATCGAGCGGATGGACCGCGACGGCAGCCTTGACCGGCTGGCCAAGTCGCTGAGTAATGCGTTCCAGCAAGGCGCCGACAAGGTGCGGGAGTTCGCCAAGGAACTGGGGGACGTCGAAACCAAAAAGCTGGCGGACGATACCTCCTCTTGGCTGGATAAATTCGGGGAAAAGATCGACGCCGCCAGTACGCGCGTGCAGCTATTCGTTGCGCCGTTTCGGACGCTGTTCAATGGCTTGACCTCGGGCCTCAGCACCCTGGGGGCCACCTTCACCGGCACCTGGGGCTTGATGCTCAGCGCGGTCGAGAGCGTTGCCGATAAGATCCCAGACGCGCTGGGCGGTGCAAAGCTCAAGTCCGCAGTCGCGTCGGCGCGCGGCGTGCTGAACTCCCTTACGGACGGCTTCGTCGAGCAGATCCGCCAGGACAACGAGGACATCGCCGCAGCCTGGGATACCACCTCCAGGTCGGCAGCGGCGAGCGCTAAAGCCCAAACCGACGCCGTGCGTAGCGAGTCGGCCAACCAGATGAAGCTGGGGCAGGCCGCCGCAGATGCGTTTATAGCTGACCAGCAGCGGGCCAAGGGCGCGGCCATCGATGCCGCCGTGTCGGGCCAGAAAGCCATCGGCGATATGGCTGAAGCCCTCAAGCTGATCGATACCGCCACGACCCGCAAGCAACTGGATGGGCTCCGGACCGCGCTGCTCAGCACCTATCAGCAAGGGGCGATCAGCCAAGACGAGTACGCCCAGGCCACCGGCGTGCTCAATGCCAGGGTTAAGGAGTTGGGCGCCGCCGCTGGCGGTACTGCCAAGCTGGTCTCCAATCTTGACGAGAAGCTGGGCGACCTGCATTCGATCCAGCAGGCCATCACCACGGCCCGTACCGAAGTCGACATCGAGAACATCCGGACTGCGCTGCGCAAGCTGTACAACGACGGCAAGATCACCGCGGCCCAGTACAACGAGGAGATCAAGAAGACCACCGACCGGCAGGCGGAGCTGAAGGCCGCGGCCGATACGACTGCCCGCAGCGTCACCCATGCCGCGGAGAAACAGACCCGCTCCCAGGAGATGTACAACCAGGCCCTGGAAGACGGCATCGTGACGAACGAGGAGCTGCGCCGGATCTCCGGCCAGCGCCTGGAAGATGAGCGGCGCGCCTCGGGTGAGGCGATGGAGCAGCAGCGCAAGCAGTCCAGCGAGGCAAAATCCGCGGCCGAGGCATATGGCGGCTTCATCGATGGCACCCTGGGCCGCGCTCGGACGCCGCTGGCGCAACTGAGCGCGGCAGCGCTGGCGTTGTACGACCGCCTACGCGGGATCAAGACCAGCGACATGCAGCTGGACACCAATGGCCTGGACGCCACACAGAAATCGCTCGGCCGGGTGACCGAGGAGCTGGAGCGGCTGAAGGGCAGCGCGCAGAACCTCAACAATCTGGAGCTGACGCGGTGGGCGGCGCAAACGCAGGTCGACAGCCTGCAGATTCAGGAGTCGTTCCTAGGGCAGAAGGCCGCCCTGCAGTCCCTTACTGAGGGCTATTCCAGCGGGACGATGTCCGCCCAGGCCTTCGTCAGCCGGGCGAAGAGCGCGCGCCAGGCCATGAGCCTGCTAGACGATTCGGACCTGAGCAGTCTGGATTCCGCGATAGCCGCGGCCGAAGACGGCATGAAGCAGCTGGGGAACTCGACACGGAGCACGCTGGAATCGCTGCAGGACGAGCTGGACGGGCTGCAAGGGCGCACCGAGGACATCGAGCGCCGCCGGTTCGCCGCGCGCCGCCGACACCTTGAGGCGGCGCAGGCTGAAGCCCAGTCCAAGGGCGACAGCCAGGCCATCGCCAATGCTGGCCGGGCCCTGGGGCTGCTCCGGCAAATCGAAGCGGAGACCGCGCAACAGCGCCAGCACGATGAGCAAGAAAAGCGCGTGCAGGCCGATGCCGAGGCAGCGCCGGCCCAGGAAGCGGCGGCGCCCGCCACGGTGATTCGCCTGGAAACGCCGAGCGGCAAGGCGGTGGATGTGGCCGTGAATGACAAGGCCGACGAGACCCGTCTGCTGAGCATCCTGGAAGAAGCTGGCTTGAGGGCCCTGTAATGCCGATCACCTTGGATGGAATCGAGCTGGACGACCAGCTCGAATGGACCGATGAGTATGACTGGAGCCTGGTGGAGCAGCAGCAGGAGCGCTCCCTCAGCGGCGCGCTGATCATTCAGGAGGGCCTGAAGCGATACGGTCGGCCCATCACGCTGGCCTCGAACGGCGGCGCGTGGACGGCCCTGTCGGTGGTCAGGCAGCTGGAAGGTCTTCGCGACCAGGTGGGCAAGGTCATGGACCTGACGCTGGCCAACGGCGCGAAGCACCGGGTGATCTTCAACCACGCCGATGGCGCTCCGCTGATAGCCACGGCCATCGAGCGGCGGGTAAATCCGCCGGCCGACTGGCCCTACGAGATCAGCCTCAAGCTGTTGACCGTGGCGCCGCCCGCGGCCTGAGTGATAGGGTCACCCGTCTAGTCCATGGAAGAAAGGGGGTGGCTCATGATTAAAAGGTCATGCGCTCTACTATTAGCGTTGTTCTACGGAGTTGCGTCTGCTGGCCAACTTACCGATCAAGTCGACCGCTTCGAACAGAAGCGAGAGTTGAAATGGGTAAGTTCTATCCGGGGCGGAGACCCTGCGCAGATGGGGACAAACGCCTCTGTTGTTTTCTCGAAAGACAACGTCTCGCTAAATGGCATAGTGCAGTTGGCGGCCAGTTTCGAAAGCCTTCGATACTCTCGCTGCAACTCTGCCAGGTGGCTGGTGGATGGGGCCCCAATGGCCCCCCTTTCGACTGAGTACCAGGCCTATCCGCGCAAAGACAGCAGCCGGTCTGTCGAGATCGTTACCAGCATATTCACCGCGACCCAACTGCGGGAAATTGGCCGCGCGAATCTTGTCGAGTACAAGGTCTGCAATGACGAAGGGAAAGTTGCGGAAGAAGACCTTGCAGGACTTCGAGAACTAACTGATCGCCTTTGAATAGATGAACTTTATTGAAACCCGCTTCGGCGGGTTTTTTATTGCCTGGAGAATGGCATGACGATCAACGTCACCGATGTGAAACTGCTCAAGAGCCAGCGCCTCACCGATGAGGACGACGGCGGCGGCCGCGCCACCGGTAATGCGGTGGTGAGCGGTGAGGTGAACAACATCTTCCCGGACATCTCGCGCCTGGACCGCACCACCGGCAGGATCAACCTGCGCAAGCTCTACGGCGGCCCGATGACGCAGAACAATGACGCCTACCTGGGCGCTCATGCCATCGTCACCCTGGCGCCGGCCGACCCGCGCGTGTCCGTGCTGCTGTTCAATACCGAGAGCCAGACCGACGAGCGCCGCAATGCGCGCAACGCCATCGAGAGCTACGTGGCGGCGGCCACCACGGCTCAGTTCGAGCTGTTGGGCACCCAGTTGGCCGGTCAGCGCGCCATCGCGTGCGTGCAGCGCGAAGAGCAGCGCGTGCCCGAGGTCGGTGACGTCTTCCAGCTGGTGTCCGACTCCACCTCCCAGTATGTGCGCGTCGCCTCGGTCGACGCCGCGGTGGAGACCTTCACCTATGCCTATGGCGGGGACGCTCAATCCAGCTTCGTCAATTTCACTCGGCGCCGTCTCGACCTGGGGCTCACGTCCCCTTTGCTGACCGCCTATCCCGGCGGCCAGGCGACGCCCGCAGGGACCACCGCGGTGAGCCTGGACGGCAAGAGCAAGTCCAGAGTACTGAGCACCCAGGTGGCCGATGCGGCGCGGTACTACGGGATCAGCCCGCTGGCCCAGGCGGTGGCCAGCAATGCGCTGAGCCTTCGTGTCCGCTCGATCTACAGCCAGCTCGTGCCGAGCACCACTCGCGAAAGCCCGCTGGTTGATGTCCTGGGCGGCTATCAGCGCCAGGTCTATGTCGAGGCGGGTCCGACTCGCTCGGTCAGCCTGACGGTCGCGTCTGGCGCCGTGAACGGGGAATCGCGGACCTTCGTCGGCACCAGCATCGCGCCCGGATCGCTCTCGATCAACGCCAACGGCGGCACCTATGCCGACGACAGCAAGGGCGCGCTGCGCTTCGTCTCCGGCGGCAACTGGATCAGCAGCGGGCGGGTCGACTTTCAGACCGGCGAAATCACCTTCGTTCGAAGTGGGTCGAGCTACATCGGCGGGGCCAGCGCCACCTACCGGCCAGCTGCGGCAGCCGCCGGCGATACCATCACCGGCGAACTTGAGATCGCGCTGGGGAACCGTGGCTATGTCTATACCCTTAGCCTGTCCAAGGCGATCCCGCGCGCCGGCACCCTGTCGGTCAGCTACCTCGCCCTGGGGAAATGGTACGAATTGCGCGATGCCGGCGACGGTCTGCTGACGGGCGAGGGCGCTGGAACCATCAGCTTCTCCTCGGGCACGGTGTCGCTCACCCTGAACGCCCTGCCGGATGTCGGCAGCTCGTTGATCTACAGCTATATCAGCTCCGCGGATGGCGCCCTGGTGCAGCGTGCCGGCGGCAGCATCGTCCCAACGCTCGAATTTCGGCAGACCCTGCCGGGCGGCGGTGTTCGCCCTGGTTCTCTGCGCGTGACCTTCGACGCCGGCAGTACGCGCACCCTCACCGACGACGGCAAGGGCAAGCTGTCGGGCGAGGGGGGAAGTGGCACGATTGCCTACGCCAGCGGCGAGGTGGTGCTGCGACTCAACGCGACCCCATCCGCCGGGATCGTCTACGCCTACGACAAGGGGGCGGTAACCGGCACGCCGCGCAGCGTGACGAGCGACAGCAGCGGGGTGGCCAGCTTCACCATCCCCGGCGCACCGCTCAAGGCTGGCAGCGTAAGGGTCGACTGGATGACGACGCGCCGCGAGCCCGTACCGGCGTTGGGTGGTGATTCGCAGACCGTTTATGACGGCATCCGCGACGTGTCCCAGGCCGCCAACGACAACGGCAACGGGGGCTGGCAAGGCGGACGGCAGGGCAGCATCAACTACAGCACCGGCCAAGTGACCCTGCAGGTGGCGCAGCTTTACGACTACACCGAGATCAGCTACGGGAACCGTTCCAAGCGTGGTGCCTTCGGCAGCTACACCGAACCTGTCATGCTGGCTACCCCCGTCTCCGTGCGAGAGTCCTTCAGCGGCACTATCACTATCTCGGCGCAGCCAGAAGGGGTTAGTAGCGAAGGGCAATCGGTGAATCAGGCCAAGCCGGCGATCACCTTCGACCTGCTGCCCGACGTGGCCGACCCCATCGTGCCGGGCTCGCTGCTGTTCGCCTGGGGCGGCTCGGTCTTTGTGGATCGCAGCGGCATCCTCTATCGCGACATCGCCAGCAATACCAACGGCGGGACCGCCGTGGGCACCGTGGACTACGTGTCGGGCTCTGCCACCCTTACCAGCTATCCGGGCAACACGAGCGGGAGCGTCACCCTGCTGGCCTGCCTGACCGCCAGTGCCGGGTTCAGCGTGACCGGGGCAACCTTCCGCACGCCTGGCGCGCCGCTGCGCCCGGGCAGCCTGCAGATAACGGCCGTGCGCGCCGATACGGCCGCGGTGGTGACGGCAACCGCCGACCTCAACGGCAAGATCAGTGGCGGCATCATTCACGGCTCGGTCGACACGGACACCGGCATCGTCCGGTTGACGTTCACCACCGATACGGCCGACGACAGCGGTGCGAAGGATGTGCCGGTGATTCCGCAGCTGCTGCGCTACAACGCGGTCGTGCAGACCCGGCTACCGCTCGACGCGGGACTGCTGGGGCTCGACCCGGTGCGCCTGCCTGCCGATGGCCGCGTGCCGATCTACCGGGCCGGGGATGTGCTGGTGATCCATCACACGGCCGAGACGGTGGTGTCTTCGCCGTCGGCGGGGCAGACGCTCCAGCTGGCGCGCAAGCAGCAGGCTGCGATTGAGGCCGTGGATGGCGCGGGCAAGGTCCTACGGGCGTCCTCCTATCGGGTGGATCGTGATGCCGGGACGCTGACCTGGGGCAATCCTCTGGTGCTCCAGGATGCCGATGGCAACCCGCTATCGCTGCCGTTGCTGGTGCGCGACCGCGTGGAGCACATGGCGCTGTGCACCGAGGTGCAGATCACCGGCGAACTTAGCTTGAGCGCGCCTCTGCCCTGGGACCTTCCGGCCGGGGAGGCGATGGTTTCCAGCGCCGTGGCCTGGGGCGACCTGCAGTCGCGTATCCACACCTGGTTCACCCAGCAGACCTGGAACACCGGGGCGCCGAACTGGAGCGATAGCGTGGCCGGTAACGGCACCACCGCCCAATACAACAGCCTCAGCTACCCGCCAGTCATCACCAACATCGGCGGCATCGATGGCAAGTGGGCCCTGGTGTTCACCAGCGCCAATGCGTTCAGCGTGGTGGAAGAGCGGCTGGGCGTGATCGCCACCGGCAACACCTCGAACGACCTGGCGCCGATCAACGCCCTGACGGGGCAGCCGTATTTCACCATCCGTAGCGCCGGCTGGGGTTCCGGCTGGGCCGCGGGCAATGCCGTCCGGTTCAACACTGATTCCGCCCTCGGCCCGCTGTGGGCCATCCGTACCGTTATCAGCGGCCAGGGCACGGTCGACGACGACCGGTTCGAGCTGCAAGTGCGTGGAGACGCCGAATAATGCCAACCCTTTACTCTTGGCTGGATACCAGCGCGCCCTCGGTTGCCAGCCTGCGTGGTGTCGCGGCAGGGAACTATGACTACAACTACGCCCCGTCTTCGGCTTACCTGGTGATCAAGGGGCTGCTCAAGGCCTGCCTGGTGAACGGCTACGGCACGCAGAAGGCGGCGGGCTGGTCCCTGCTCTACGAGAGCAACACCATGGCGGCCTTCAAGCCGGCTAGCGGCGCCGGGATCTTCATCCTGACCACCAACCCGAGCGACTACTCGGAGGTGCGTTTTTACGCTGCAGAGTCCTGCTCCGACTTCACCAAGGAGTCGACCTTCCTGGGCGGGGAGAATGTCTGGTCCAGCCGCTGGAACTATGGCGGCAACCAGCCGGGCAACCGTCACCGGGCGGGAATGTACGAGTTCGGCGTCTCCTATGCCGCCCAGCTGGCCAAGTGGGTAGTAGTGGCCGACGCCGAGACTTGTGTGCTGAGCATGACGCGCGCGACAGCCCTGACCGACTCCAACAGCTACACCTTCGACCTCGCGCTCTACATCGGTCGTTTCGTCAGTACCTTGGGATTCACCGGGGCCAGCGAATTCATCGTCTTGGGATGTGCTGGGAGCGATAACGGCAGCGCCTACAACTATCCCTTCGCTGGCGGTTGCACGGTGTTGCGCGTGCCAGACACCGGCCTGATTCCGACTGGAAACGGCGTGCAGGCGTCCAGTCTTCCGGCCGCGCGCTTCACCGATAGCGGGGTCTGGAACGGGTACAACTTCGGAGGCGCCCAGCAGCTGACCTTCACGCTGAACCCGGGATGGATTACCTACAACGGCCAGGTCGTGGGTCGGATGCGCGGACTGGCCTTCGACCCGACCCTGATGTGCTTGAGTGCCAAGGCCCAGTGCAAGGCCCTGGGCCTTTCCGAAGACATCAATAGCGCCTTCGGCAAGTTGGTCGTGGTCGGCGACTACCCGCTGGCCTGGGCCTCGATGATGTGCCCGGTGTTCTTCATGACCACTCACTCTGACTTCTGGTGATCCATGGCCGCAGCGACGCTCGTTACCAGCAACAGGCTGACGACCCGCGCGCCCGGGGCCCCGCTGACCAACCGTACCTCGCTGAAGCTGACCCTGACCAAGGCTGGCGCCAGCGACCCCGGGTATAAGCTGGGGTGGTTCGCCGGGGACGGGATGCTGCGCGCCGTAGTGCCCTTTTACGCTGGCGAGCACGCGGCCGACTACCTGGTGGCCACCGGCGAAGGGAAGTGGCTGGCGGAGGTGATCGACACCTCCGGAGCGCTTCCGGCGGGGGCGGTGCGCTGGGTGGACCCTTCGGTCAACAACGCCCTGACCCTCGACCTGAACCCGGTTACTGCGACCGTGGAGGCGGCGACGGCTGCCATCCCATTTGAAGCGCGGGCCAGCGCCCCCAAGTCCGCGCGGGCGGCGTTGCCAGTGATTGGTCGCCCCGACTTGCTGCTTCGCGCCATTCGTCTCAGCGTGACTCGCGATGGCGCTAGGACTAGCACCGACAAGGTGGTGCTCATGTACCCAAGGAACAGCAGGGCATTGGCGGCAATCTTCGTCCTCAAGGGCGGCGCCGATAGCTTGCAGTATTTCCTGCCAGCCAGCGTCGACGGCCTGTCCTGGCGCTTCGTGGTGCTGGATCGAAGCGGCACACCCCTCGGCGCGGTCCGCTGGACCACGATCAACCAGGACACCCAGCTGGCCATCGATCTTGCCAGCAACGACCAGGGCGCCACGGCGCTAACCACTTATCCCGAGGGGAACACCGGCACCCGGGGCTATGTAGGCGGCAAGGACTACGGGATCGACGCCTATTTCTCGTCGGTGATCACCCTGTTGCGGCTGGACGGGGCGATTACCAACCTGGTGCCAGGCCTATGGACCTCGTCAGGTGATACCCGCTATGTGGATGGGCCGGCCGGCTTCGGCAAGGCCCTGGTGTGGTCTGGCAGCAACTACCTCCAGGCCACCGCATTCAAGCTCAGCGACCTGAATGGCATGTCCTGGACCCTGGAGATGCGGGTTTACGCCACCCTGCAGGATGGCAACAACCAGCGGATGTTCAGTGCCCAGGCCAGCGGCTACAGCTCGATGCTGTGTCTGCGCCTCACCGGTAACCGACTGCAGGTGATCCATAACAGCAATGCCGTGGGTAGCGACTCGTCGTTCCTCAGCAGCGACAGTGCCTTCGCCTTCGACCGTTGGGTATCGCTCGCCCTGACCTACGACGCCAGCACCAAACAGCTCTATCTGCATCAAGACGGCGTGCTCAAGGGTAGCCAGGCGCTCTATGCGGCGCTGAGCACCGAGGCCTATCCGGTGGTCGGGGCGTTCATCAATTCGACGTGGGGCGCCCTGGGTGGTGACCCGGCCGAGTTCTTTGCCGGGCGCATCGACGAGGTGCGTATCACCAAGGGTGTGGCGCGCTATGGCTTGGCCAACTACACGCCAGCCAGTACCCCGCTGCCAACGGGCTACCAGTACATCGGGACCGCCCAGCCGGCGATTGGCCCAGCGGCCAAGCTGCCCAGCCAGGCGCCGACTACCGGCCAGGTATTGCGCAAGGTGACCTTCCAGGTGACCCGCAACGACGAGCAGACGCCCGACGTCAAGTACATACGGATGTACGCGGACCAGAGCGCGGGGCAGCTGCTGGCGCTGTTCAAGCTGTGGAATGGCTACGAGGACACCCAGTATTTCAGCCAGGCCGTCGACGGCACCCGCTTCGTCCAGTGTATCGACCCCACCGAGCCGAGACTGGGGAGCCTGCGCTGGCCAACGATCAATGGCGACATCACCATCCGCTTCGCCCTGGCCGACGAGGCCGGCGGCGGTGGAGGAGGGGACAAGGCGACGGTCGATGCTGTGGTGCGCGTTGACTCGCTGGCCGCCGAGCGTGACGTGGTGGTGATCCAGCGCCAGGCCGATGGCGTGTTCAACGTGGCCGGGTATGCCACCACCGAAGTCGACGGCGAAGCTGCCATCGAACTCAAGGTGCTACCGGGCAGCCAGCTCTATGCCCTGGCGATTGATGACTTCGGCAAAGCCTGGGTGGCGAACCTGCAGGTGGCAGTCGGCAACGTGGTGAGGCCTACGGTCTTCTCCGGCTGGCTGTATCGCTGTCAGGTCGCGGGCACCCTGCCGGCCGCTGAGCCCACCTGGTGGGGAATCACCGACGAGGTGAACAACCTGCCGCGCGAGATCGGCACCGCCCAATTCGTGGCATTCCGGTACTACCGACCCCTGGCCCACGGCCCCTTCACCGCGGAGCGAGTTTGATGTTGACGGTTTCAGTTGCAGGCGGCTGGCGCCGGGGAGAACGCGCAGACCAGGCGAGCCAGACGGCCGCCTGGAATACGCTGACCGAGCAGGACACCTCCAGGGCGATGGCCTGGCGCATTGCCCAGCAGCAGGACCGCGAACTCGCGGCGGCCTGGCGCCAGGTCGACCAACGGGACATGAGCAGCCTCGAGGCCTGGCGAAACGCAGACCCTAGCGACCTCGCGCCGGCGGATGTCCGCTGGACGCAGGTGCCACAGCGGGACCTGGATATGCGCCTGGGCTGGGACCGCACGGTCAAGCCGCGTGATGTGCTGCTCCGCGTCATCTACAACCCGCGCCCGGCGCACAAGGATGTAGAGGCCGCGGGTAGGCAACGGCGGGTCAATGAGTTTGGTCCTCGCCATGATGCCGAGCAGACGCTCAGGGACAGTCTCTACGTTCCTGGCAATGGCCCGTTGTCCTTCAACCTGGGCGGTCAGCGCTACATCCCCAGCACGGCGCCAGAGGTCTTTTTCGACTTCCGTTACGTGCCACCGGTGGCCCCGGCAATTCAGCCCGGGGACATGGCCACCGTGCACGTCCGGTGGGGCGCCGCCCGCGGCCTCAACCAACAGTCGCTTGGGCCCTGGGGGCGTGCCCGCCGCGCTGATGGCGTGCTGACGGAAATGCCGTATTTCGACTACCAGGGGCCGACCAAGCCCTTGCCGACACCCCCGCCCGATCCCACAATTTTGGACACCTACATGATCGCGAACACTGTCAACCTGGTGGTCTTGCCGAGCCGGACGCCGGTGGAGGCGCGAAACGTGCGCCTGTCACTCGATGCCGACTCCTACAGCTGGTCCTTCAATGCTGAGATCTTCACCCAGGCCGCGCTCGATATGGTCCGGCCCGGTGCCGATGGCGCCAAGTCGGTGGAACTCGACATCAACGGCTGGAAGTGGGTGCTGCTGGTCGAGCGCTACAGCCGCCAGCGGCGCTTCCCGGGCGAGACCTATAGCATCTCGGGATCGACGCGGACCCAGTTGCTGGCCGCCCCCTACGCCCCGCCGCGGACCAACCTCAACAGCGCGCCGCTCAATGCCGCCCAGGCTGCCAAGGCGGAGCTGCGGGACACCGGCTTCGTGCTGACCTGGTCGGCGACGGACTGGACCTTTCCGGCCGGTGCCTACAGCTATCAAGGGCAGACCGCTATGCAGGTCATCGCGCGCCTCGCCGAGACCGTGGGTGCGGTGGTGCGCCCCGCCCGGGACGCCGATGCCCTGGAGGTCCTGCCACGCTATCCGGTCGAGCCCTGGAACTGGGATGACAGCACAACTCCCATCAATCGCATCATCCCGCCCGCGATGATGACCGACCTCAACGGGGAATGGACGCCGCAGCCGGCCTGGAACGCCTGCTATGTGTCCGGCACCAGCCAGGGTGTCAGCATGCTCGTGCGGCGCGCCGGCAGCGCTGGAGACAACCCTGCGCCCGATGTCCTCGATGACTGGATCACTGGCCAAGAGGCCAATCGGGCGCGCGGCGTCCATGAGCTGAGCAAGGGCGGCAACATCGAGATCGTTGGTTTCACGCTGCCGCTGTTCCCAGCGAGTGATGACCACGGTGTCGGCCTGGTGCTGCCTGCCCAGCTCTGCCGAGTGCCCGAGGAAGCGGGCTCCTGGGTCGGGCTCTGCCTGTCGGTGGAGATCTCCGCCGAAGGCACCGGCGCCGCCAGGGTCTGGCAGAACCTCAAGCTGGAGCGACATCACTGATGGCCACGACCAATCCCTGGAAGCGCTTCATCGGCTTGCTGCCGGGCGGCGTGCGCACCGTCGGCATCGTGCGCAGCGTCTCCACCAGCCAAGGCACCAGTGTCGTCGAGCTGCGCAATGGCGCGCGGGTCACCGTCCGCGGCGCTGACATCGCGGCGGGTGGCTCCGCCTACATCGCCGATGGCGCCCTGGCCGGCGCCGCGCCCGACCTTCCGCACTACGACGTCGACGTTTAACCCCCCCCTTTTTTTCAGCAATGGAGAAGCCGCCATGGTGCCGGCCTGCCTAACCCTGCGCGTCGTTTCGGGAGCGACGCTGCGCAAACCCTTGCTGCTCATGCAGCCCAGGTTCGAGCGAATCCCGATAGCCGCAATCGTCCCCGGCCCGTCCTTGCGCGTGACCGTGCCGGGCCACCTGCTGCAAGGAGCCTGGCCGGTGTGGCTGACCGGGACAAGCCTACCGGCGATCAATAGCGACCCGCAGCGCGCCCGCCCGCGGATAGCGCTGGTGGTCGACGACCAGACGCTGGAGTTCAACGACATCGACGGCACCGGCCTCATGGCCACCGGCGGGCGCCTGGTGTACCAGCTGCCGGTTGACCTCACCGGCTGCAAGGCCCGGCTGGTCATCACCGCGGGCACCGAACAGATGGAGTTCAGCACGGAGAACGGCGGATTGACCATCAGCGGCACAGGGCGGCTCGCGCTGCGCATCGGCGCCGACAAGACCGCCGCCATGACCTGGGAAAAAGGCAGCTACTCGCTGGACGTCACCTGGAGCAACGGCGACGTGGACCGCTGGCTGCACGGCGAGGTGATCGTCAGTAACGGAGGGTGCTGCGATGGATGATGCCCCCGCTGTCCTGGTCGGCCCCCAGCCGTTCGTCCTTGTGGTCGAGCCACACCAAGAGGCTGCCGCAATGGTCGCCGATGGATTCCAAGGCCCGCCTGGGCCGCCCGGCAAGTCCGGCACCGGCATCGCCCTGATCAGTACGGACGCCGGCAATCAACTCACCGAAGGCGCCGATGAGGGCCTTTTCGTTCCTGAACCCAGCGGCACGGATTTCCTGGCCCTTTACCAACTCGCTCGAGGCTGACCCCTGATGAACATGAACCAACGCATCACCCTGCTGGCCCAGGCCATCGCCGCCGACGTGAAGGCCCTCAAGGCCGCCGACGGTGACCTGACCGCGCTGACCACCACCGCCAAGGGCAACCTGGTGGCTGCGATCAACGAGCTGCGTAGCATGATCAACAGCAGCGCCGCGGTGATCGATGACACCAAGGGCAACGGCGATACCGGCTTCACCTGGTCGGCCGACAAGATCTACGACACCATCGAGGCGGCCAAGGCCGCGGTCAAGTCGGACATCCTGGGCGGCGCCGATGCGGCATACGACACATTCAAGGAACTGCAGGTCTTCATCCAGAACGACGCGACCTTGACTTCTTCGCTGGTGAGCGCCGTCAACAACCGCCTGCGCTTCGACGACGCGCAGACGCTGACGGCTGCCCAGAAGACCCAGGTGTGCACCAACGCTGGCATTGGCGAACCGGACACGGACTTCGCCGCTGCCTACGCCTCGGCCAAGGCCTAAGCCATGGCCACCCTCGCGGCGCGGGTTACCGCGCTTGCCCAGGCCATTGGGGCGGACATCAAGGCGCTGTATACCTCGGTGGCCTCCAAGCTGCCGCTGGCGGGTGGTGCCATTACCGGCGACCTGTCCGTAGCCGGTAACACCAGCGCCGTGACCCTGAAGGTTTCGGGGGAGATCCAGAACACCGCCGTGAACTACCACCGCAGCGTATATGGTCGCTACGGCGCGTTCTGGCGCAACGATGGCAACAACCTCTGGCTGTTGCTGACCAACATCGATGATCGGTACGGCACCTATAACGACCTGCGACCCTTCCGCGTGAGCCTGGCTGACGGTCGGGTGACTATCGGCAACGACTTCACGGTCTCTGGCAGCGCCACCATCGGCACCAACGCTTCCGTGGGCGGCAGCCTGACTGTCACCGGAGCCATCAATGCTTCAGGCGGCGTGGCGGGGAATGCTTCCACAGCCACCAAGCTGGCCACCTCGCGCACCATCGCGGCTACCGGTGACGCAACGGGCTCTGGCGGGTTCGACGGCACGGCCAACTTGTCCATCAGCCTGACTCTGGCCTCCACCGGGGTGGCCGCCGGCACCTATGGCTCGGTCCAGGTAGACGCGAAGGGTAGGGTGATCGCGGCCACGGCAGCCACGCCCATCGCATACGGCGGCACCGGCGCGACTACGGCAACTCAGGCCCTGGCCAACCTTGGCGCCCAGGCGGCGCTCGGCTTCACCCCGGAGAACACGGCCAACAAGGGCAAGGCCGACGGCTACGCCAGCCTGGACGCCAACGGCCTGATTCCCTCGACCCAGCTGCCGTCCTATGTGGATGACGTGCTGGAGTACAGCGCCGTCGCCAACTTCCCCACGACGGGCGAGAGCGGCAAGATTTACGTCGCCCTGGATACCAACAAGACCTATCGCTGGGGCGGAAGCGCCTACGTCTACATCACCAGCGGCGCCGTGGACTCGGTCGCTGGCAAGACCGGCGTGGTGGTGCTGACCTCCGCCGACGTAGGCCTGGGGAACGCCAACAACACCGCCGACAGCGCCAAGAACGTGCTGAGCGCGACCAAGCTGACCAGCGCCCGGACCATCACCTTCAACGGGGCGGTGACCGGCAGCTTCAGCTTCGACGGCAGCGGCAACGTCACCGTGAGCACCGGCCTGGCCACCAGCTACCTGCCCATCGCAGGAGGCACCCTCACCGGTGCGCTGAACCTGGCTCCTCTAGGCTCCCTGGCTGCGTCCGGCACCACCGCCATTGGCGCAGCCGCGTGCAACACCCTGAACATCACCGGTACCACCACGATCACGGCTTTCGACACCGTGGCGTCTGGCGCCGAGCGCCGTCTGGTGTTCACCGGCACGCCGCTGCTGACCCATAACGCCACCAGCCTGATCCTGCCCTTCGGCGGCAACATCCAGACCCAGGCCGGGGACGTGGCCGAGTTCGTGTCGCTGGGCTCGGGCAACTGGCGCTGCACCAGCTTCCAGCGCGCCAGCGCCGCTCAGTACCGGGCAGACATCATGGCCGCTGCCTCGGGCATGAACGGGGACATCACCAAGCTGAGCGCCCTGCTGTACGCGATCATTGACGCCAAGGGCAACGGAACCGCCCTGGACCTGGTGAGTAGCGGCGCCACGACGACCCTGACGATCACCGATGCCGGCGGCAATGGTGCCAATATCCAGCTGGTAGGCAACGGCTCCAACCGGAGCAAGTTTATCCGCGCCAGTGGGGGCAGCTTGCAGGTGCTGAACAATGCCTATAGCTCCGTCCTGCTGAATGTCGACGATTCGGGTGTGGTGACCCTGGCCCAGGCGCTGGGACTCGCCAGCGGCGGCACAGGGGCCACTTCGGCAGGCGCTGCACGTAACAACCTGGGCCTGGGCTCGGCTGCCTTGATGGCGACCCTCGGCACAGCCGTGAGCGGCGGGGCGAGCGGGGCGATCATAGAGAGGGGCAGCAACGGCAACGGGCGGTATGTGCGCTTTGCCGATGGCACCCAGATTTGCTGGGGCGTCTCGACCGGCCGGGTGACGGCAACCACCCAGGCGGGCTCAGCGGGCTATCACACAGGCGTTGGCAACTTCACCTATCCCGCCGCGTTTGCCGGCGATCTTCCTGCGTACCTGCCCTTTACGGTCTCCCCGCAGTCCTATTATGGGGCGTGCTTCTACGACCAGGCCGGGTCGCTGACCCAGGCGCCAAATACCTACGTCTGGTCCCCCTCGAACAGCTTTTCGGCCCAGGCGAGCTACATCGCTATCGGACGGTGGTACTGATGAAAATTTCCTTCGACCCGATCCGCTGGAACGCCACCCTGGTGGTGGTGAAGGCCGGAGACGTATTGACTATCAACGGTGAGGACTTCGACTTCTCGGTGATCCCGGAGGGCGCACTGCTCCCGGGGTCGGCAGTGGACTGCGAGTTCGTGAGGGGCAACGTCACCCGCACCGCAGGCGTGCTGGAGCTGACCCTGCTGCTGCCCTACGACGTGGCATCACCGAACCACCGATTCGACCCCGAAACCCTGAACAACCCGCCGGACGGGCTGTTGGTGTTGCCGGCCCCTGAGCCCCTGCCTGATGAGGTGCCCAATGAGTAACATCGATCTTTCCAGGCTGGAAACGGCCGAGACCCGAGCGGCGGCAGCTGTAGCCGAGCTGCTGCAACTGATCGCGAATGCCCGGTGGAATCAAGAGACGGCTGGCGTGATATGGCGAGGGCTGTACATCGCCACGGATCGTGAGAGCCAGTCCAAGCTCGACCAGGCCGATAGCGCTGCTCAGCGCGGAGTGCGCAAGGAAAACAGCGTCTGGAAGTGTTTCGACCCGGCCGCTGGCGAGCTTCTCTTCCGGCCCACAACCAACGCTGAAATGAGTGAGATAGCCACCCGAGCCTATCAATACGTGGCTGATTGCTTCAGCCGCGAAGGGGCGCTTGTGGAAGCGGCCTTTTCTGGCACTTTCACCGACGACCTGTTGCTGCAGGGCTGGCCCTCCCGAGACATCACTCCGGAAGCCGACCGATGAGACGGCCGATTTCCTTTGAGGAGTAGCAGCATGGACAGGTTTCCCGATCCGCTGCAGGCCGAGCTGCAGACCGACCGCAAGACATGGCGCCTCCTGGCGCCATTTTCGTATCTGGACCCCGACCAAGGCCTGCTGACCGTGCCGCCCGGCTTCGAGACCGACTTCGCCAGTGTGCCGCGCCTGCCGGTGGTCTTCGAACTGGTGGGCGCCTACGGCCATGCCGCCGCAGTGCTTCACGACTGGCTCTACCGCACCGCGACACTGCCGCGCGAGGACGCGGACCGCGTGTTCTTCAACGCGCTGCGCTCGAGCGGCATTGCCCGCTGGCGCGCCTGGCTGATGTGGGGCGGCGTCCGGATCGGTGGCGCGAGCCACTACGGCGCCGGCTGAAATCCTCACGGTCGCGCGGAATCGACGCGCCTGAGACCGACCGCCCAACTGATTCCTCACGATCATGAGGACAGACCAACTACCCAGCTTTCCTTGGTAGTTCACCAACCCGCCTAGCGCGGGCTTTTTTGTGCCTGGAGAAAACCCATGCGGACATCCGTCGAGGGCGTAGCCCTCATGCACCACTTCGAGAGCTGCCGGCTGGTTGCCTATCCGGACCCCGGCAGCAAGGACGGTCACCCCTGGACCATTGGCTGGGGACATACCGGCCCGGAAGTGAAGCGCGGCCTGGTCTGGACCCAGGCCCAGGCCGACGCCGCTTTCGTGCGGGATCTGCAGGCGACCGAATACCTGGTCGGGCAGATGGTGCCCAATGCCAGCCAGGCCGAGTTCGACGCGCTGGTGTCGTTCGCCTACAACCTGGGCGCCGCGGCGTTGCGGGGGTCGACGCTGCTGCGCCTGTACAAGACCGGCGATACGCGCGGCGCTGCTGATCAGTTCCTGCGCTGGAACAAGAACGATGGCGCCGTGATGTACGGCCTGACCAGGCGCCGTACTGCCGAGCGTTCGCTATTCCTCGGGGTAACCGCCCAGGTGGCCATCGCCACTGGCGACCAGGCGAAGAGGGCGACTGCATGAGCGCGCTGTTCGAGCAGTACAGGACGGCCGTGCTCGCGGTCGCCGCTGTCGTGTTGCTCGCCGTGGGGATCAGCATCGGCTGGTCTCTGAACGGCTGGCGGCTATCCGGCCAGGTGGCCGATGCCAAGACCGAGACCGCGAACGAGCGCACCGCCCACCAGGCCGACCTGGCGGCTATCTCCAATGCCGCCGCCCAGCAGGTTCGCGAGGCCCTGGCCAAGCAGCAGGATGCGCAGCAAAAAGTAGCCGACCTGGACCGAAAGCACACCGAGGAAATGCAGAATGCGAAGGATGAGAACGACCGCCTGCGCGGCGATGTTGCTGATGGCCGTCGCCGGCTGCGGCTCCAAGCCAGTTGTCCATCCAGTGGCGGTAACGTGCCCAGCGCCACCGGAACCGCCGGCCTGGGTGATGGCGCCGGCCCCCGATTTGATGACGCCGCTGAGCGGGATTATTGGCGTCTCCGAGACCGCATCACCACAGCCCGCAACCAGATAGCGGCGCTGCAGCAGTATGTCCGGGAGGTGTGCCTGGCGAAATGAAAAGAAGCAGGTTTCTCACGGAAGCTGCTTAGCGCTGGTTACGATGCTGACAGGGCGACGACGAAGATCAGACCTAGCCCTGTGCACATCGTACCTAGCGTAAACAAAAGGAAGGGCTGGACATCAAGCTCAGGGTCCGGAGAGCTCTGAGAGGACTGAGGAACTTGGGGGAGTGGTCTGGTAACCAGATGTCGGATCCGGGGTTCGAAAATCGTAACCGACCTTGCTAGTTGGTATCGCAATTGTGTCATCCCTTTCCACTGACGCTTGCGGGCCATCCAGCCAAGCATTCGCGTTCATTATCGCGACAGTGAATGCGGCCAGCAACGCTATCGCAGCGCAACAGACCAGGAAAGAAACGACATCAATCACTTTTTTTGCTTCACATTTGCCCCCAGCTTATTTCGTGGATCAAAGCCGAACAGGTTGAGAATCGTTTCGCTGTCGGAGGCTGTCAGGCCCCCTCGCATCCAAGGAGTTCGAAGGTGGAAAAATCTTACCTATTCCCGTTTCGGCACCTCCGCCAAGATCGCGCGAATACGGTCCCAGCTGACCCTACTGCGGGGACCGAAACTACGGCCCTGGGTACTCGTGACGCCGACAGCGGTCGCCCAAGCTTTGGCTATCAGCCATTGCCGCTGAGCACTGCTATTGCAGAGCGAGGTTTCTCGTCCTATCAGATCCATGACCGTTTCGCAGATCGCCTGACGTTCATACCTAGTCAGCTCGCCAGCTTCCAGCAGCCGGGTGGCATCGATGAGGACTTCAGAGATAGGGGACTTGCTCATCGGGCTGGAGGCTATTTGGAAAAGGTCCCGTCCTTGGCAAAAGTGTAAAAGGCCCGATGCAAGTCGGGCCCAGCCCAATACCAGGCAAAGGGTCTAGGGGTGGGCTGGAAACTGTCTGGCGTGCACCTTACCAGAAGCCGAGCACTAGAGTTAAGAATGCCAAGCCCGTGACGGCCACACCAAGCAGGAGGAGCGCGGTCACTATCTTTAGCTCCCCGTCCGTCATGGCTATTTCCTCAGGAGGCGGCGAGCAGAATGGGCCCATTCCAGCAGAGCACCTTCCTCCGTTGTCAAGCTATCTGGGCGTTTCGCTTCAAGCCTGGCGATCAGCTGAGCCATGAAGACAGGATCAGCACGGGCCTGATCCATCACCATTGTGAGGTTCAGATGATCGAGAAACGCCATGCGAAGCCGATATTCTGCGTCACCGATAGCCATGGCTACCTCCTAAGGACTGGGTGCTTAAGCCTGTGTGGGCTGATAGACCTAGGAGGATTGGCGAAGTGCCTCCGCTTGGCTTCATACGCGATCAGGCTGAAGGACTGTGCAAGGAGGACGGCATGGACGTGAAGGTGAGGGCGCTGCTGGCGGAGCGCCGGCGGAAGATCGGCTACGAGCAGGAGCTGGTGGTTGCGGTTGTCGGCTGCTAGTAGCGAACAAAAGGACCGTACCCGCTACGGCCGTCCAAGACATCAATTGAAGAGGCTTTTTAAGAAAAGAAAGCACCTTGCGTGTATCCAGTGGCTACTCAGGCTCACCTAAACAGGCTTTTCGATTGAGCCTTGCCACTCATTTCGCAGGTTACGACCCTCAAGATTTCTCTCTACTAGCCGACATGCAGGAATCCATGGATTCGCAGGCACTCTGCTTGCTAACGCTATGACTTGCAACGAGGCCCTGAATGTCCTTTCTCCGAACGATGAAGCTAAAACCAAAATTGCTAATCTCTTTTGGACTATGTGCAATTATCACGGTTGCTGTTGCAGTATTGGGTCAAATGGGAGCCACGCAGATCTACGGATTACTGGCTGACACGGTTTCCAACAACCTAATTTCCATTCAAAGGACCGATGCAGTCAAGGCGAATGCGATTGCCAGTAACCGTGACCTGTATAAAGCCGTGGCCCTGGTGCTACGCAAAGGTGCTTCCAGTGAGCTCGACGCTGTGATCACAGCGTTTCGAGGCAATCAGGCCGATGCAGAGCAGGCTTTCAAAATCTATCGGGCTACTCCGTTAGAAGATGACGAACGTGCAGCTGGCGATGAATTCGAGCGTGATTGGCCCGCCTACGTCGCCGCTGCTGAGCAGATTTTCGTGCTGCTCAAAGCTGGAAATACTGAGCAGGCTGCATCGGTCCTGGATACTACCGGTTATCCGCTCTACAGGAAGGTCATGGGCGAAATGAAGGTCATGATTGACTCGAACACTCGCCAGGCTGGTGACGTTGCCCGTAACGGTGAGGATGCAAACCACCGAGTCACGTTGGCACTGATAATCGGTGCACTGATCGCTGGATCCTGCGCATTAGTTTTGGGTTTCGTCGTGACTGGTATGATCACTCGCCCACTTCATCAGTCTGTGTTAAGCGCCAGCCGCATCGCCCAAGGTGACTTGACCCATACTATCGTCTCTACCAGCCAGGATGAAACAGGCGAGTTGCTCAAAGCGCTGTCTGATATGCAAGGTAGTCTTAGGACTACTGTCCAACAGATAGCTGATGCCTCTCACCAGCTTGCTTCAGCCGCTGAAGAGCTGAGTGCTGTCACCGAAGACAGCACTCAAGGGCTGGCACGGCAGAACGACGAAATTCAACAAGCAGCAACGGCCGTCAACCAAATGACCGCTGCGGTGGAGGAGGTAGCGCGCAACGCTGTAAGTACCTCCCAGGTTTCGAATGAGACCGCTTCAGAAGCCAGCAAAGGTCAGTATCAGGTGCAACAGGCGGTAAGTGCCATGACGACCATGAGCTCTGACATAACCCAATCCACTCAGCGGGTCGAGACTCTTGCAAGTCAGATCCATGACATCACCAAGGTGTTGGGCGTTATCCGTGGAATCGCAGAACAGACCAACTTGCTGGCATTGAATGCTGCTATCGAAGCAGCTCGTGCAGGTGAGCAAGGCCGGGGCTTTGCGGTAGTGGCTGATGAGGTGCGGGCTTTGGCCCATCGTACTCAGTCATCGACCAGTGAGATCGAGACGATGATCACGCAGGTTCGGTCAGCCGCTGATGACGCCGTGCTGTCTATGGCCAAGAGCAAATCCATGGCTCACGACACGCAGGAGTTGGCCACTGAAGCGGGTCTAGCACTAGGGCGTATCAACCACGGTGTTAGTCAGATCAATGAGCGAAATATGGTCATTGCCAGCGCTGCTGAAGAGCAAGCCCAAGTCGCTCGCGAGGTTGATCGTAACTTAACCAATATCCAAGACCTATCAACTCAAACGGCTGCTGGTGCGAATCAGACTAGTTCATCCAGTCAGGAGCTTTCGCGACTTGCTACATCTTTCGCTAGAACAGTAGCTGCGTTCAAACTGTAACGTTAAGAGGCGATAGGCGCGCTATCTGGCGCGCCGCGCAGGCTATCACCGAGACAGCTACGCGTCACGATTGGAGCTAGCTGTCCAAGTGCCGTGCCGTGTAAATGTGCCGGCGGTTCCGGCCTGGGCTGCAGGGGAGCTGCGCAAGGAGGACACCTTGAGATAAAGATGCAGACCTTTCTTACAAAACATCGCTTGGCGAAGAGATAAGCTAAGGCGCTAGAGGCTGCAGTTGTAAGTTTTCAGTGGTGGTGGTGTAAGGCCATAAATTGGACTGTATCGCAGCGAACAATACCGTGCCCAGTCCTACGCACATTACGCTTAGCGTAAGGAGAAGGAGCGGTTGCTCGCCATCTCCACTGTCCTCATCGACCAGCCCCGATAGAGGCTGAGGCCTACTCACCTGATAATGGCCTTGATTGTCAAGTAGGGTCACTGTCCTTGCCAGCTGATAGCGCAACCGAACGCTCGTTTCCGGTCTCTGGCTTGAACTCTATTGTCAAACCATTCGCGCTGAGTATTGCGATAACGAATGCGGATAGCAAGGCGAATGAAGCGCCACAAATCGCAATCGCGATCACCTCAATTGCTTTTTTTTCTTTGCACATCTACCTCCTTCGCGGAGAAAGGAATGGATGTCATTTTGACACCAATCATCAGACAATTGCGCGAAAGAGGTTGCAGATGTGCAAGTTGGCTTCAGAGTGCTACACCCGGCGAGGCGGCAGGCTGACCGTTACCGGGAGCGGAGGCAGCAGTAGGTGGCTTGATGCCATCCCCACACTTGAGTAGCGACATGGTCGCAAGGTCCCGCCTATTCTCCTAGGGGTACCTCTGCGAGGATGGCTCGGATGCTTTCCCAACTCATCTTCTTGCGAGGGCCAAATTTGCGCCCTCGAAGGTTCATGCCGCTGGCAGTGGTTGCCCAAGCCTTGGCCACTAACAGCTCGCGCTGCATGTCGGTGTGGTAAAGCAGAATCTCTCGCCCTGTCAGGTCGCGGATCGTTTCGCAGATTGCCTGCTGGTCCTTAAGAGATAGCTCGCCCGATTCCAGCAGCCGGGTAGCATCGATGAGGACTTCTGAGATGGGGGACTTGCGCATTTGCTTCTAGGGTAGGCAAATCGTAAAGGCGCCGTCCTTGGCGAAAGTGTAAAAGAGCCCGGTGTGAAGCTGGCTTGGCCCAGGCTTGGCTATCGATTTGGTTTGACGGGCCAGAAACCGGAGGTGTGAAGCTACCAGAACCCCAGCACGGCAGAGAGCAGCACCATACCTGTTATTGCCATTGCGGCCAACAAGATCAAAATAGCGAGCTTGAGCTCTTCGTCAGTCATTTTTACCATGCGTGCGCTGGGTGGATCGAGCCCATTCGAGTAATGAGTTTTCCTCATCCGTTCGGTCGTCCACGCCCCTTTCTTCCAGCCGATAGATTAGCTGGGCCAGAAATCTAGGGTCTGTCCGAGCGTGAGCCATCACCATGCTCAGGTTCAGTTCCTTCAACAGCATGATGTGGCTTTTTACTTCTCTGTCGTCGATGGTCATAGCGGCCTCCGGAATGTTGGCTGCTTGAGCCGTGGCGGGGCTCGATAGACACGAGGGGGATTGCTTTGTGCCACCGCTCCGCTTGCCAATCCGCTTTGAGTCAGGCGTGCGGACATCGATCAGGGAGACTGTGGTGTCCGCTAGAAAAATAGAAAAGAGAAGGCCCGTGATCCTATGCGGGCCTTGGCTCAACACCCCAAAGGCACTCGAACCTAAGCGGCAATACTAATGCAAAGTCCCGAAAAAGCCTGCCAGGTGGTGAGCATATTGGCAGTGTGTCAGGAGTGAGGTCGCAGCGCTCGCTCTGCAATGAGCTGCGCAAGCGCGTCTTCGATTGCATCAGCGTTGAGCTCAAGCGTCTGCAGGTGTTGCTCCACGGCGTCACCAACCTGGACTGAGCCGCGCTCTGTCACCCATGCTGTCAGTTCGTCGATAGCCAAGCTGAGTGCGATTTGGTTTTCGTTGAGACGAAATAGAAGGGCGAGTAGGGGATCTTCCATAGCGACCTCCGAGAGTAAAGGCGCAGCCTAAACCAGGATGGTGAGAGGCAGAAATAGAAAGCCCAGCACCGGGCCGGGCTCAATGCATAACTGGAGAATGGCATGATCCTGCAGCAGCGTGGACGTGCAATGACAGGACTGGAAGGGTTGCATGGGTCTTAAGCTAACACTGATCACGGGCGCTACTGTGGCGCTTCTGACACAAGGGTGCGACGATCGAACGAGCCTATCGTGCCCGAATGCGGACCAGGCCGTTATCAAGGAGTGGATTCGAGCGCATAAGGAGCGGAACGCTCCTAAGTACCCTGACCTCGAGGTGGTAGGTAAGGGATGGTACGATACCGGCACTAACTAACTGGTGGATTGTGCCCGTAGACGCTGGAGACCGAAAGCTTACGGCGCTGATCGACTGTAAAGGAGGACTTGAATTCTCTGTCCGAGAGCTCTGATACGCTACAGCGCTGATAGTCACTGCCATCGAAACTAAACAAGGTGGCACTTACGTACGCTGCGCTCTTCCTAGCCATAGCTTCTCCTACGCTGCCTGAGTGGGTCAGCTATGCGGTGTCCTTCACTGACCATACCCAACCCAATTCTGGATCCAGGCGCAGGTAATAGGTCGTGAGCATGGGCAGCGAGCCTAGCGTGCCAGGCGAAGAGTCGACTTGGAATGAGCCATGAGGCCACGCATAGGTCTGTCCTTTGACCGGTCCATCAATTATGGGCAACGCAGCTTGTGGATCGCGTCCCGCAGTTTCGTATGCCATATGGATCTCCATGAAAGGCATGTCAGCGGTTGATTTTAATCGAGGGCAGGCTGTCATTAACCTGCCATTACCGAGCCAAAAAGGCCCATTTTGAGCCAAAAAAAGGGGTTGGCCTCTCGGCTAACCCCTTGATTTGTAAAGCTTATTTGGTGGAGGCGGGGGGATTTGAACCCCCGTCCGCCAGCTCTCCGCTATCGGTTCTACATGCTTAGCCCTGTCTACTGAGTTAACCCATTGCGGCCCGACGGGCAGGGTGCTTTGGGCGAGCTGTATAAGTTTTAGCCGTTACGTCTACAGCGAACTTGGCGGCGATCCTGTTCTATCTGACAGTCGTTTCGGGTTTACAGGCATCCCCTAGCGACTGCTAGCCGCATTAAGCAGCTAGAGCGTAGTTGTCGTCGTTGGCAACTATAAGTTTGCAGCAGCGAATTTACGAGTTCTGCTACCAGCTCGGCATGCCCCTCAAGTTTCGTTACCGGCGTCGAATCCTAATCGCCCCCAAAACTTGCTGGTCGTTCACTATAGGAATTCCGGCCGTCCGACGCAAGTCATTGCTGACGAAACGTTTTTCGGCCGCTTGGCTATTTGGCGTCCTTGCGGATGGCGCGCTGGATCTCGCGGTCGGAATCGCGCTCGCGCTCGGTCGCGCGCTTGTCGAATTCCTTCTTGCCCTTGGCCAACGCGATCTCGCACTTGACCAGGTGCTTCTTCCAGTAGAGCGACAGGGCGACACAGGCGTAGCCCTTCTGCTGCACGGCGCCAAACAGCTTGCCTAGCTCGCGCTTGTTGAGCAGCAACTTGCGGGTGCGGGTCGGGTCGGCGATGACATGGGTGCTGGCGGTCTGCAGCGGGGTGATATGGCTGCCCAGCAGCCAGGCTTCGCCGTCCTTGAGCAGCACATAGCTGTCAGTCAGCTGCGCCTTGCCGGCTCTCAGGCTCTTGACCTCCCAGCCTGCCAGGGAAACACCCGCCTCGAAGCGGGTGTCGACGAAGTATTCGTGAAGCGCCTTTTTGTTCTGCGCGATGCTGCCGGGGGAGACTTTCTTTTGCTTGGCCATGATTCCAGGGTACAGCGAGTCAGGGGAAATGTCGCCACGCGCTTGAGCGGGTATGAGCAAACACGGACAATACCGCGGTTCTGGACTGCGGCAGGCTGGTGCGGGAGTAAAATGCGTGCGCCGCCCTCAAATTCAAGGTCCGACACCGATTTCGCTATTCTACGAGGTTCCGATGAGCACGCACATCCAACGTTCGGCGTTGCTGCCCTATCCTGCTTCAGCACTCTATGCGCTGGTTAATGACGTGGACCGTTATCCGGAGTTCCTGCCGTGGTGCTCGTCCGCCCAGATCCTGGAGCAGGACGAAGGCCTGATGCGCGCCGGTCTCACCGTGGCCAAGGGTGGTCTCAGCCAGCAGTTCACGACCCGCAATACCCTGGTGCCGGACGAGTCCATCACCATGGATCTGGAAAAGGGTCCTTTCAAGCAGCTGCACGGCGTCTGGACGTTCAAGGCGCTGGGCGACAAGGCCTGCAAGATTTCCCTGGATCTGTCCTTCGAATACGACAGCGCCATCGTCCGCGCGACCCTGGGCCCGTTGTTCAATCAGGCAGCCAATACCATGGTGGATGCCTTCTGCCAGCGTGCTCGAGCCCTCTATGGCTGAGTGTCTCGCCATCGAGGTGGCGCTGGCGTTGCCGGAGCGGCAATGGCTGTTGAATCTGCAGCTCGAAGAGGGCGCCACGGTCGAGCAGGCGGTGCGGGCGTCGGGGCTGCTCGAGCAGTTGCCACCCGAACAGCGCGAAGCCTTCCGGGTCGGCATCTTTGGCAAGCTGGTAGCCAAGCCGAACGAGCGCAGGCTGATGGCGGGTGACCGGGTGGAGATCTATCGCCCGCTGCTTGCGGACCCCAAGGAAAGTCGCAAGCGGCGCGCGGAAAAGGCCAAGTCCAGGACTGGCCTCTAGCCAGGGATCACTGTCCGTCGGTGCGGATGCGATCGGGAGTCGGCACGGCGGCCGG